ATCACATGGCGGTCGGCAAACCCGCGCCCAGGGGGTCATGCCCCACCCCCCGCACGGCTGTGCTACCCTCGCGCGCCCCTGTGCGCCCGTCTCCCTGTCTCGCAGTCGACGCCCGGACGCCCGGCCCGGATGGCTTGTGACAAGCGCTCACAGGCCCGCGCACGGCGTCTGACCTGCAAGGCTTGACACACATGCACACCGTCTGGCAGTGTTCTGCCTGTCGCCACAGCGGGACGCAACGCAAGGCAAGGCGCAAGCCAAGCCAACGTGAGGCAGACCACACAGCGACACTTGCACAGCCCGACCGAAGCTGATAGAGTCGAGCTCAGCAAGACAGCGGGACCGAGTAGCACCACATCTCACCGTGGGTGCGAACGAGGCACATGAGAACCTGACGGTTCGGTCCCGAGAATGTCGAGCGGAGCACAACTTGCACAGCCCGGAGAGATCCGGTAGAGTAGGGCCAAGCAACACAGCAGGACCGCAACACAGCAACACACCGGGCTTGACACACTGACACAGACCCGGTAGAGTAGGACCCAGAACGAACGGCCCGAGCGAAAGCCGAGAGGCAAGTAGCGAGGCAGCCGCCGCACCTTGAGAACTCAACAGTGAGCGCGCAGACAGCGACCCCCCTTCCTGATCCTGGGGAGGGGATGAGGCCCCCGAGAACGGGGCCGCTGATACCCCCCACCCCCTGCGGGTAGGGGAGCTGCCCACCTGGCGTAGGCCAGCACCGATCGGATCGGATGGGCAGTGCTGTCGAGCGAGCGCCGAGTATGGCGCAGGACATGGCCTCACCACATCAACGCCTAGGGCGGGTGACCTGGATCTGCTCCCGACGCTGGCTTGACCCGACAGAGCATGTGTGATAGTGTCGCAACAGACGCAAACGAGAGGCACAGAGATGATCTACTTCCGAGTGGGACACCAGCTCTACACCCAGGCGCTTCGCTCCGCACGGGCTCAGTCTGAGCTCATCGCCGGTGCGACCTCGGCTCCCGAGGAGATGCCTGCCTCGTACGCCTTCTACCTCGCCGATGACCTCCTGAGTGGGTACGGCGTGGCGGGTAACGGCACCCTGGTGGGTGTGTTCTCCCTGGTGAAGGGTCGGGGTGAGGACCTGGTCTGGAGCGCCATCCTGCACCACGGCGCTGACCGCCTGGACTGCTTCGATGGCTTCCTGCCTGACTACTACAAGCGCTTCGGCTTCGCTGAGTACGAGCGTGTCGCCAACTGGACGCCCGGCGAGCCTGACGTGGTGTTCATGCGGCTGAGTGTGTGATAGTGTCGCAATGACGCAAGGGTGACTGGCAGGCCCCGAGGTTCGAGCCCTCGGCACCCACTGGACTCGCCACTGGGGTGAGCCCTAATCGAGAGGATCTGACATGGCTGTGACGCTGGAGAAGACGCGTAGCTCGATCGCCCGCAGCAAGCGTGCGGCGCGGTGGAACGAGCGGCTGCGGCGCAACGACCTAGACGCCCTGCGTCGTGAGCTCGCCATCCGTGCCTACCGGGCCGAGCAGGCGAAGTGATCACCCCCGGTGGTGTGTGGGTGCGTGACTGCACCGACCGTCGACCGGACGAGATAGGTCACCCCGACGTACACAGGTGAGCTGTGTGACGGGGGCCACTACTACAACAGACAGCGCGACCGGCAGACACCGGGGTTCGAGTCCCCGGCGCGCACTGGACGAGCCGCATCGGGTGGCTTGTCTGAACCCTGGAGCATCATCATGACTGTCAGCCTGATCAAGTCGACCGACCGTTCCGAGCTCACCGTGGGTGAGGTGCAGGGACTGCGGGACGCCCTGGAGGAGCGCCAGAAGCTCTGGACCGAGCAGAACCGGTACGCCATCCAGGCCCGGAGTGAGCTGTCCAGCTTCAAGAAGAACCTGCGGGCGACGCTGCGTGACCACGTCGACACGGGTGAGATCGAGCGCACTGCTGCGAACGGCATCCTGGAGGCGCTGGGTGAGCGACCGCTGACCCGGAAGTACCGCGCGACGATCCAGGTCGAGGTCGAGATCGAGGGCCTGGAGTTCCCTGACGGGGACGAGCTGGAGGAGCACGAACTGGAGTCCTACCTGGACATCAACGTGCGGACCCTGTCGGGTCTGTCCCACGACTGGGCAGACGTGACGATCACCGAGGTCGACCTGGAGGAGCAGGACGACGACGAGTGAGCTTGACACACTGACACACAATGTGAGAGTGTAGCGACATCAGCGAGAGCGGCACACACCCCGGTTCGAGTCCGGGGCTCGCACTCCGAGATACGGACCTGTGACAGTGGAGCAGAGAATGCACACCATCGACATCGACACCCTGACCGAGTACGCCGAGAAGGCGCTGGAGCGCCCGAGTGACGCTGCCTTCTGGGACGAGCGTTGCTACTCCACCCACGTCCCTGTGATCGGGTGGGCCGAGCGCGGCGACGACATCCTGGAGGAGTCCAACTACCTGTCCGCCCTGGAGCTCCTGACCGGTGCGGCGGAGGACGAGTCGCACGTCTTCGACGGCAGCTCGGGACACTGGCTGGTCGGCTCCCTGCGACAGGTCTGGGTCCAGGTCTACGAGGAGGACGGCGAGACCTTCACCGCAGCCTTCCGAGAGGCGGTCGAGATCCAGGAGGCCCTGCACGGGTACCCGGTCCTGGACGAGTCCGACTACTCCGAGCGGGAGTGGAAGCGCTACGAGGAGAACCTGAGCGAGGCCCTGGACGACGCGCAGCGCGGCTACGAGGACGACACCGACGAGCAGGCGCAGGCGATCCGTGACCGGTTCTACGAGGTCGTGGGGGAGCGCCTGGAGTGGGACGGCCCGGACGTGAGCTGGTACGGCGTCGAGGAGCTGTACGGCGAGGTCCGCGACGAGTGGTTCACCGAGCTCGGCTACGAGCACCTTCGCGCCTTCCTGGGTGAGCACCCCGACCAGCTTGTGCTCGACATCGCGGTCTGAGACCGCAGGGTGACCGGCAGACATCAGGGTTCGAGTCCCTGGCACCCACTGGGCTGCATCCGCAGCCTGCACCTACACACACCGAGGAGATCCATCGTGCGCAAGATCCGTGACGAGTTCACCACCAAGACCGTCCGCTCCGACCGCCGCAAGGGCAAGGCCCTGGCCCAGGAGCGCAAGCAGGTCCGTGCCGTGAAGTACGCCCCCACCGAGCTCCGCGCCGCCTGATCCGCCCACCTACCTGAGAGAGTGCGACCCGTGAAGATCACAGACGAGAACGTGCAGGACATCATCGACACCGCTGCCTACGGGGGCATCACCTACTGGGCGGGGCAGCCCACCGATGAGGACTTCCAGAACCTGCCCGAAGGCAAGGAGTACACCATCCGCGAGGAGGGGGACTACCCCGAGGACGCCGAGGTGCACTACCTGAGTAAGGCGGACATCCGCAAGGCGTACCGCGAGCTTCTGAGCCTGGACCAGCAGTACGTCAACAAGACGATCCACGGGTACATCATCGACAGCTACCGGGACCGTGACGAGAACGGCATCGACTGCGGGCACATCGACGCAGACGCTGCGGACGTGATCGTCCAGGTCGCCTGCTTCGGCGAAGTCCGGTACGGCTGAACCGCTTGACCGCGACACAGTCACAGTGTAGTGTGAAGGTGTCGCAAGGGAGACCGGCAGGCACCAGGGTTCGAGCCCCTGGCTCCCACTCCCCACCGCTCGACCGAGCGTGTGGCCAACCCCGAGTGTGAAAGTGATGCAGACATGAGCGAGATCCTGGACGACATCAAGGCCCGCAGCTCCTACCGGCTGAGCAACGACGCCGGGTGCGGCTGCCCCGACAACCTGGAGAGCGAGGGCGCTCTGTTCCTGGACCGAGTCCGGGACGCGGTGGTCGAGTCGCTGGAGTACCTGGTCGGCTCGGACGACCTGACCCTGGTCGAGGCCGTCGAGTACGCCCGTGACCACGGCACGGATGGCGAGATCGCCGACAGCGCGGTGAGCGTCTACACCCACGAGAAGTGGAAGCAGTTCGTGGACCTCCAGGCGTACAACGAGGACCTGGACGAGATCGGCGGGACGCCCGACGACCTGGACCAGGGTGCCGGATGGGCGCTGTACCTGATCGCCTCGCGGCTGGTCGGGCAGCTCCTCCAGGAGATCGAGGACGCCGAGGGCGAGTAAGCCCGCAGGGAGACCGGCAGCCGCCTGGGTTCGAGGCCCAGGCTCCCACTCAGCAACACCGCTGATCCACAGAGAGTGAGACCACCATGTTCAGCTTCATCAAGCGCCACATCCTCGCCGTCGCCATCGGCATCCTGGTCGGGGGAGTGACCCTCGGGGGAGTGACCGCCGAGGCCGCACCGAAGGACCGGGTCAAGGTCGCCAAGCCGATCACGATCACCAAGACGATCATCGTCAAGACGCCGACCGCAGGACTGCCCAAGAAGCCGTGCGCCCTGGAGGACTCGGTCGACTGCTTCTGGGACGCCGGGCGACGCGGGAACGGCAAGGGCTACAGCTTCTGGGTCGACAAGAACGGTCGGCAGCACTTCCTCGACCCGCGCAAGAACGATGACCGCGCGTACCAGAAGTGGAGCAAGGCCCAGGCCAAGGCCGGGAAGGTCTACTGGGGCCACGTCGATGGCCACTGGGACTGCTGGGCCAAGGAGGGTGACACGTCCTACATCCAGTGCTGGGACGGCTACAAGACCACCTCCTGATCGGGGGGCAGGAGGTGCAGGGAGAGCGGCACACACCGGGGTTCGAGTCCCCGGCTCCCACTCAGGGCAAGCGGTGACAGCGCCTGCCCACAACGAGAGGACAGTGACAGTGTTCTTCGAGTACAACCAGAACAACTCCGGTGGGTCGTTCGCCTTCGAGGACAACGCGATCACCCACTACGTGATCGTGGAGGCCGACAGCGCCGAGGAGGCGAACCGTCGAGCCGAGGAGATCGGCCTGTACTTCGACGGCGACGGAGACTGCTCCTGCTGCGGTGACCGCTGGTACGAGCAGTGGGACGACCGGGACGGCGACAAGGTCCCGAGCATCTACGGGACGCCGATCCAGGACTTCGACTTCAGCTTCAAGTGGATGGGCGACCGCCCCGAGGCGTACGTCCACTTCGCCGATGGCCGCGTGCAGGGCTACGGCTTCGAGACCAAGGTGCTCGGTTGAGTCTCCAGGTAACCACCTGGGACGGGCACACCTTCATCATCACCAAGCGAGAGGACACCACCACCGTGAGCAACCTGATCGAGACCGCCTTCAACGACATCGCCAAGCTGGTCGAGCCGCACCTGAACGAGCTCCCCGAGGGCGTCAGGGCGATCCTGGAGGGCCTGGTCGAGACCGCCTCGGACGACGCCTACCAGGACGGCCACAGCGACGGCTACTCCGAGGGCGAGGAGTGGGGCTTCCAGGACGGCCAGGAGTCCGGGTACCAGGACGGCTACGACACCGGGTACGACGAGGGCTTCGAGGCGGGCCAGGAGGAAGCCGCCTGAGCTTGACACACTGACACAGCGTGTGACAGTGTAGCGACATCAGGGAGACCGGCAGACACCGAGGTTCGAGTCCTCGGCTCCCACTGGGCAACACCGCCCGATCCCCGAGAGGACAGCACAGTGAGCGACTACATCGAGACCATCGAGTCCGGCGACCTCCGTGTTCGGATCGTCCAGGACACCACCGACGTGAACCCCCGCGAGGACTACGACCACATCGTCAACGTGATCACCGCCGACACGCACCTCGGGCACTACCTGGAGGTTGACGCGGACGGTGGCCCACTCCAGGAGGCGTGGGACCGGATCGCCTGGCGTCCGGACGCGATCGACGTCTTCATCCGGTACGCCGAGATCTACCACGGTGCGACCGTGATCGAGCGCCACGACGGTCCCCGGACCCTCTGGTACATCACCGCCGCCGAGCTGGAGGAGCACGGCATCGCTCCGGAGCACGCGCTGAACGTGGTCGAGGGCGAGATCCGCGAGTACCGCGACTGGGCCGAGGGCGACGTCTTCGGGCTGGTGGTCGAGAAGAACATCGCGCTGAAGCCGGTGGACGAGACCGACGACCGGATCTTCATGACCTGGGACGAGCTGGAGAGCGTCTGGGGCGTCATCGGGTGGGACTGGGCCGTCGAGTACGCCAAGGAGCTCCTGGAGGACGTCAAGGGCAACCTCGCAGCATGATCGTGTGACAGTGTCGCACAGGGTGATCGGCAAGCACCTGGGTTCGAGCCCCAGGCACCCACTCGGGCAACAAGGCCCACCACCTGAGAGGAGCACCCCAGTGAGGTGCAGCGTGACCAGCGACAAGATCGGCCAGTGCACGAACGAGGTGCGTGGCAACTCCAGCATCTGCCAGACGCACAAGGGGCGCATCGCGCGCCACGGTGACGTCCAGGCCGACCGTCCGATCCGGGCGTACACCAAGCCCACCGAGTCCGTCGAGCGTCCGCCCCTGAAGGGCGCGAACGACGAGGAGAAGTTCTACAACCGCATCAAGGCGACCGGCGAGCACTGGTTCTGGACCGGCTCGACCATGAAGTCCGGCAGCCCGCAGGCGCAGCACAACGGCACCAACAAGTCCGGCGCGCGAGTCGCCTGGGAGCTCGACGGTCGCGAGGTCCCCGAGGGTGGCCTGGTCCGCCCCTTCTGCGGGGAGAAGCTGTGCGTCTACGTCGAGCACCTGGAGCTGGTGCTCACGGGCCGCAAGCCGCTCTGGGAGCCCGAGCAGGTGGCTGCCTGATGCCCTGGGTCGGCAACGAGTACCGCGCCACCGTCGAGGAAGCCATCGCCGAGGTCACGTACGACAAGTACGGCGAGGAGTACGAGTGGTGGACCGAGTACCTGGAGAGCCTGGTCAAGGCCGCGCGCTGGCAGGCAGCGCAGGAGCTCGCTGAGCTCGCCAACAACCTGCCCGACCCGATGGGTCGCAACTTCTACACCGGCATGGGTGTGCAGTACGCCGCCCAGTACCTGCACCCCTACGAGGAGAACCCTGAGTGAGCAACCCGACCCTGCTGATCGGCCTGTCCGGCTACGCCGGATCTGGCAAGGACGAGGCGGCTGCCAGCCTGGTGGCTGGCGGCTGGAGGCGTGACGCCTTCGCCGACCGGCTGAGGCGCTGCCTCTACGCCCTGAACCCCTTCATCCCCACCTACCCCGACGTCGGTCTGGTCCGCCTGGCCAACCTGGTCGACGCCTACGGCTGGGACCGCGCCAAGCGCGAGTTCCCCGAGATCCGGAGCCTGCTCCAGCGGTACGGCACGGAGGCCGGGCGCGAGATCCTGGGCGAGAACATCTGGGTGGACGCCCTGTTCGCCGACTTCGAGCCCGAGGCCGAGGCTCTGGTGATCACCGACGTCCGCTTCCCCAACGAGGCCCAGCGCGTGAGCGAGGCCGGGGGAGTGATGGTCCGGATCAACCGGCCTGGAGTCGGCCCCGCGACCGCCCCTGACGGCTCGGTGCACAAGAGCGACGTCGCCCTGGACGACTGGGACTTCGACGCGGTCGTGGACAACGACGGCACGATCGAAGACCTCCACGCCAAGCTCGTCGGCGTGATGCAGCTCATCCACCTGAAGCCCGCTGTGTAAGTTGCTCCGAGCGAGCAGAGAGTGTAAGTTGTACCCCATGAACGAGAGGATCACGACAGTGACCAACCTGCACACCGTGAACGACCTGGACGAGCTGCCCGTGGGCGCTGAGATCGAGGACCGCGAGGGCGACACCGCCACCCACCTCGGGAACGGCGTCTGGAGCGTCACCGGCTTCGCCGAGACCGTCTGGTCGAGCTTCTTCCGCTTCCCGGTCGCTCTCACCTCGCCGTCGAGCCCCCTGGCTCCCGAGAACGAGGTCATCCGCACCATCAGCGCCCTGGACGCCCTGCCGAACGGCAGCGTGATCGTGGGCATCGACGCCCTCCGCCTGACCTTCGTGAAGCAGGGCGGGCACTGGATCGACCCGACCAAGAGGCCGGGCGACACCTACAACGTCCGGGCCTTCGTCCACGCCCGGCGCTGGGGCTTCAAGGTCGGGTACCGACCGCAGTACGTGTGACAGTGTCGCGCAGGCCGGATCGAGCCGGGCAGAGGGTGCAAGCCCCTCGCTGCGCACTCAGCAACATCAACCCACTCGGGAACGGAGAGCAGATGAGGTTCACACCTCGGGCGCAGGAGTACAACCGGATCGTAGAGATCCTGGAGAGCTCCGAGTACGACAACGCCAAGGACATGGCGAAGGCGCTCATCAAGGAGATGGTCGAGATCCTGGCCATGAGGGACACCTACGCAGGCGTCCACGTCTGGCAGGACGGCAAGAAGGGCGTGAACTACGGCCCCTTCTACTCGGAGGGCGACGCCGAGAAGTTCGTGCAGTACCTGGGCGGCATCGGAGGGAAGCTCGGGCTGGTCAAGCTCTACAGCCCCGGCGCGATGCAGGCCAACTACGAGGGCAAGAAGGGCTGGACGCCCTGGTGCCTCGACCCCGGCTGCGGTCACGCGCCGTTCACCCACTCGATGGCCGGTCCGGCGCGCGGCAAGTGCCACCTCCCGACCTGCCCCTGCGAGAAGTACAAGAAGTAGAGGAGACCCCCGTGAAGACTGTCCGACACACCTCATGCAGGTGCGGCGTGAAGCGAGGCTTCATGTCCAAGCGCGACGCCGACAAGGCCCTGGGCCGAGCTCAGGCCAAGCGCAACCGAGCAGCCGAGTCCACCGGCACCAGGCGCGGGCTCCGCGTCGAGCAGCGCTACTACGAGTGCGACTTCGGCATGTGGCACCTCACCTCCGAGAACCGCAAGAGCTACGAGAGCCGGATGGTGGCCGCGTGAGCAAGTTCAAGCAGCCCCGAGGCGTCTGCGAGTGCGGCGACTCGATCCGGTCCGCGATCGGCGAGTGTCCGGACCGCAACCACCGCGAGTACACCCACTGCCCCAAGCAGCGGGCGATCACCACGAAGGCGGGCGAGAAGTGAGCCAGCAGACCGACCTCGGGTACGAGGCCACCATCCTGTCCCTTCAGGGCCGCGTCGCCGAGCTGGAGGGCGAGATCGCTCGCCTCCGAGCCCAGAACCGCCGCCTCGTCGTGGAGAAGCCCCACCCCAACACGCTCGCCGCCATCGCCACCTCGCTCGCGCGGCGGGCCGACTGATGGCCATCGAGTTCTGGCGAGTCCGCTGGACCGACCTCGAAGACAACCGCCGAGAGTCCGTCGTGAGCTTCGACCGCGTATGCCGCGACGAGTTCATCGCCGACCTCGAAGCCATGGGCGTCAAGGACGCCGAGCCCTTCCTCTACGACCCGCTCACCGACAAGGAGCTGTGACAGTGACGCAGAACCCGGACGGCACCACCGACATCCTCATCGTCTACGGGATGCACCAGGCGAACCTCTACCCGCAGTTCCACCGCGACAACGTCATCCCCTACCTGTCCCACTACCGCCTGCGCGGCCTGAAGCCGAAGCGGATCTTCAGGACCGGCCTCGGGCTCTCCCGCCAGTCGTGGCGCGTCCGCGAGGCGCTGGAGGAGCTGCACTGGAAGTACGGGACCGAGCTGTACCGCGTCGAGCAGTACGACGACGTCCACGCCGAGGCAGGTGTGTAAGTGAAGCACAAGCGAGAGAGGCAGGGCCTGTCGGTCGCCTCGGGGGTTACCGCCCTGGTCGCGAGCTTCAGTCTCGGCCTCCTCCTGGGGGCGGGCTTCAGCTCCGAACCGGCGCAGCGGGTCGACACCTCGAAGCCGGTCAGCAGGCCCACCCCGAGCCCGAGCCCGTCCGAGGAGCCGAGGCCCAAGCCGAAGCCGACCCCGAAGGTCGAGCTCACCCCCAAGCAGATCGCCAAGAAGAAGGTCGCCGAGCGCGGCTGGTCTGACGCCGAGTACGCCGACCTCGTACTGCTCTGGCAGGTCGAGAGCGGCTGGAACCCCGAGGCGCAGAACCCCGCGAGCACCGCCTACGGCATCGCGCAGTTCCTGGACTCCACCTGGGAGCTCGTCGGCATGGAGAAGACCTCCGACCCGGAGCGGCAGATCGAAGCCGGGCTCCGCTACATCGCCGCCGTCTACGGCACCCCCAGCCAAGCGCTCGCCTTCTGGCAGAGCCACGACCCGCACTGGTACTGAGAGAGAGGACCACACCATCACCGAGATCACCTTCAGGTCGGACGTCACCGCCCAGCTCGTCAAGGCGAGCGCCAGGGACTCCGACGTCGCGATGGCAGCCCGAGTCAGCACGATCGGCGGCTCCCATGAGGACGTGGTCGACCTGGCCCGCGACAAGGGCCTGATCAACTACCTCATGCGCGACCGGCACGGCTCGCCGTTCGAGCACAACCACTTCGTCTTCTACATCGAGGCCCCGATCTTCGTGGCCCGCGAGTTCTTCCGTCACCGGATCGGCTGGAGCTACAACGAGGAGTCGGGCCGCTACAAGGAGCTCGCCCCGGTCTTCTACGTGCCCGCCCAGGACCGCAACCTCGTCCAGGTCGGCAAGCCCGGCGCGTACAGCTTCGAGCCCGGCTCGACGTACCAGCAGGGCCTGGTCGACTACGTCTTCAAGGGCGTCTACGAGGAGGTCTACGGCGAGTACCAGTCGCTGCTCGATGCCGGTGTCGCCCGAGAGGTGGCCCGCTCGATCCTGCCGGTGGGCATCTACACCTCGTTCTACGCCACCTGCAACGCGCGCTCGCTGATGAGCTTCCTCAGCCTCCGGACCAAGCGCGAGAACGCCAAGGTCCCGAGCTTCCCTCAGCGGGAGATCGAGATGGTCGCCGACGAGATGGAGCTCGCCTTCATGGACGCCATGCCCATCACGCACCTCGCCTTCGAGATGAACGGGCGGGTGGCCCCGTGACCCGACCCATCCTGACCCGACCTGAGCAGATCCTGGAGCGCTACCCCAAGCTGTTCGAGTCCGAGCGGCTGGACAAGCTCCCGGTCTGGGCTCGGGCCGTGATCACCGACCTCCGGATGCTCCTCCTTCGGGAAGCCACCGAGAACGACTACCTCCGCGAGGACATCAGTCGCCTGCTCGAACGGGAGCGTGCCGAGTGACCCGCGAGGAGTGGGTGGCCAAGGCCCGAGCCTCAGCCCCGCCCGTCACTCCGCAGCAGAGGGAGTCGATCCGGCGACGTCGCCTCGCTTACGCCAGACAGGAGTCGACACCCGAGTCCGATCGAACGTGTTCCCGCGCCGCGTAGCTCGGCTCACGTAGATCGCCTCGATCAGCTCCGCGACGTGGCCTCGCTTCTCCTCGATCGAGAGGCCGGGCCACGTCTCCTCTGTCACCTCGACGCCCCGCTCGGCAGCCTTCTGGCTCCGCAGCCACTCCGCCTGCTTGTGCCGCAGCTCCGCCACCTTCTGGTCGAGCTCGGCAAGGCGGGGGAGAGCAGCGTCCGAGGGAGCCTGGCCCTCCCGGTACATCTGGAGCAGCTTGTCCCGCTCGTCCTGAAGCCCTACCAGCTCTGCCTGGTGGGGCTTCTCTGCGTTCTGGACCAGGCTGGCGCTGGCCTCGATGATCATCGGCACGACCAGCTCCTCGACCATCCGGTCCAGCTCGAAGCCCGACGCGGTCACCTTCCCGCAGGCGTTGCTCTTGCCGTCGCTCGCACGATCGCCGCCCACTCGGCAGGCGTAGTAGAAGTGCTTGTCGGTGCGCCGGTTGCCGACCAGTCGAGCCCCGCACTCAGCGCAGCGCACGATCCCCGACAGGAGGTAGCGGTTCCGTCCCGAGGCGGCTGTGTACCGACTCCGCGTCGCCTCCGTGGCCGTCAGCAGGGCCTCGTACTCCTCGTCGGTCAGGATGGCCGGGGCCTGGGCTCGGACGAGCTCTCCGGTCCGACTGTGCACCGCGATCGAGCCCTTGTGGACCAGCCAGCCAGCGAGCCGAGGGTTCTTCATGACCGCCTTCACTGCCTGGGGCGACCACTCCCGACCTCGGGGTGTCCGAAGGCCCTGCTCGTTCCAGTCCCGCACGATCGAGCGGTAGTTCATCGAGCCGTCGATCAGGCCCGTCGCGGCGGCACGGATCGCCTCAGACTCGACGGGGTTCAGGACGTGCTCGCGAGAGCCCTCCATCTTCCAGTCCCAGCCGAACGGACGGGAGCCTCCGACGTTGCGCCCCTCGTCCCGGATCTCCTGGTGCTTCAGCGCCACGCGTCGAGCCGTGTCCCGGCTGGCCTTGTTCGCGAAGGCGACCATGACCCGAGCCAGGGTGATGCCGTCGTCCGAGCTCAGGTCGATCGAGCCCTCGTTCGTCGCGAAGAACATCTCGCGCCCGGACTTGCGCCCGGCGTCGTAGATCTCGATCACCCGCTCCAGGTCCTTCACCTGTCGAGCCAGGCGGTCCAGGTTGTAGCAGATGATCCCGTCGATCACGCCGCTGGCGAGGTCTTCGAGCAAGTCCTCGAAGGCGTCACGAACGACGTGCGTCTTGAACGCCGACAGGTTGTTGTCGACGTACTCGCGGTCGTGGAGCTGCCAGCCACGGGCCTCCGCCAGGAGCTTGTTCACCTTCCGCTGCCGGGTCGTGCCCTGCTCCGTCACGCCGGTCTCGGCATCCTCGTAGGCGTCCGAGATGCGGGCGTACGAGCCGACGACGGGAAGAACTGCCTCTACCTGGGCGTTGGACAGCTTGGGTGCGCCGGACTTCGCCTGGCGGAGCTGTTCGAGGACGGAGCTGGTCATGTCGACCATGGTAGCTGCTAGTGATACCTCGCGCACCTTCTGCGACCAGCGTGTTCGCGAAGTATCACAAGGCTGAGCGTGCCGACAAGCGAAGGACCCCCCAGTCACTCATCGACCGGGGGGTCTTCGCGTATCTGCTCTCTGCCGACCGGTGGGTGGGCTCTGTAGGCCACGCCAGGTGGTCCCTGGACCTCTGGGTCATCGTCCTCCTCGTCGTCCCACACAGGGTCCGTCAGGGGCTCGGACTCATCGAGCCTCTGCTCGTACTCCTCGGGGTCCGGAGGGACGAACTCCATCTCGTCGGGGTGGCCTACCGGCTGACGTCGATACCGATCCGGTTCAAGGCCAGGCAGCAGTTCCTGATCGACCTCCAGTCGCTCGGGCTCACCGGCATGGTCGAGAGCCGAGCTCCCTCCAAGAAGATCCCGATGTGGTTCGACCCCCTCGTCACCTGGTAGCCCATCGCCTCCAGTCGCTTGACGAGCTCGTCCAGTGTCGTCGGCCATCGCGTTCCCACGCCTCCCTTCGAGCGGGGCATCGGGACGTGATGCTCCTTACCCACCACCTGCCACGGAGAGGGCTCGTCAGCTCGTTGCCGGGGCCTCACCCCGAGCACCACGTAGACGTCCTCCTGACCGCCCCTGTCGGGCTCGACGTAGCCCTGCCAGTCGGACCCGCTCAGCCGCTCTCGGGTCTCACTCCCTTGCGCCGGGGTCCTGCTCTCGTAGTCCAGTAGGTCGGCTTCGATCTCGGGCCACTGGTAGCCGTTCTCCGCCAGCTTCTCCAGCAGCTTGTTCGTGGGGTGGAGCTCCACGGGCTACCCCTTCGCCGCCAGGTACTGCTCGGTGACGGCGCGCGGCACCCGACCGTTCGCACCCACCTCGATCCCGTTCTCAGCAGCCCAGGCTCGGACGTCTGCGGGCTTCGGCCCCTTGCTCTTGGTCGTGCTTCGCTTGCGCGATGCGCGTTGTGGTCGACCGGCCTCCACGTACTTCTCTAGGAACTTCCGGAGCTTCGCCTCGTTCTTCTCCCCGAGCTCGATCTCGTACGTCTTGCCGTCGAGTCCAAAGCTCACGGTCGTCGCGTCGGGGCTTCCGTCCAGGTCGTCCAGGAGGTCGATGACAGTTCGCTTCTGCTTCATGGCCAACAACGTAAACCACAGTCGGGTCCTTTGGCACTTACGGGGCAAACGCAAGAAAGGCCCCCCAGCCGAAGCCAGGGGGCCTTGCTCTGTAAGGGGGTCAGCGAACCGGGCAAGCGCCCGTGCTGCACTCCTCATCGACGGAGTCCTCGACTCGGGTCTGCTCGTACTGCTCGAACTCCTCGGCGGAGATCCGCTCGTACGGTGCCTGCTCTCGCGTGCCGTCGACCATGATCGTGGTGCCCTTCAGGTCGGGCAGCCAGGACTCGATCACGTCCATCGTCTGCTCCAGGTCCAGGCCCTCGGGGACGTTGGCCGTGAAGCTCACCGCGTTGTCGGCGTAGTGCTTCTGGTACATCGCCTGGAAGCCGAGCATCTGGTCCAGGGTGAGCTCGTCAGCGGACTCGACCAGCTCCGCCTCGTAGCCCATCGCCTCGACCTCGGCGACCAGCTTGTCCTTCGTCGGGAAGGTGACCACCATCGTGTTCCCCGAGGGGTCGTACACGCAGGCGTCCACGGCGAAGCCCTGACTGAAGAACCGGTCGACCTGCGCGGCCTGGTCGGCGTCGCTGTAGGAGAACCGGACACGGCGCAGGAAGGTCCGCCCGTAGATCGGGTGGATGCCCTCGGTCACGCCCGGCATCTTCGCGATGGTCCCGGTCGGAGCGACCGTGGTCACCTTCACCGGCTCCGGGATGCGGAGGTCGAAGGCGTAGCCACGGGCGGTCTCGCGGACCACCTCGTACAGCGACTCCAGCAGGTCCGGCATCCAGGTGTACGGAGCCCGCGAGTAGCGGATGCCGTGCTTCGCGAGGAAGCCCTGGACACCGAGGTGCCCGACACCGATGCGCCGGTTGCTCGCCAGCCGCTCGGCCTGGCCCGCGTCGTTGACGTCGCCGTAGGTGGCGCGCATCAGGAAGCGGGTCACCAGGACGTGCGCCTCGACCATGCCAGCCGCGTCGAACTCCCCGCCCTTCTCGGTGGGGGCGAACGCGTCCAGGTTGACGTGGCCCAGGTTGCAGTTCTCCCACGCCTCCAGGGCGATCTCTCCGCAGGGGTTGGTCGCGATGACCTCACCGACCTCGCCCTCGTTCGAGAGGGAGCTGTTCCAGTAGCCCGGCTCACCGTTGAGGAGCATCCCCTCGACCACCTTGCGATGGACGGCGTAGGCCAGCTCCGAACCGCCCGGCCCGAAGTCGTCGTACTTGCCGCCCGAGAGGTAGCCGGTGAAGTCGTTGTCGATCTCGACCGAGATGTTCGTCGTCCAGTGCTTCGAGCCGTCCGCCTTGGACGCCAGGAAGGGGAAGATGAACGGGTCGTTCCAGGCGACGATCGCCATGCGGGCCGAGCGGCGGACGCCGCCCGAGACGACGCACTCCGCGATGGCGTGGTCGATCTCCATGGCGTCGAGCGGGTTGAGGTGCTGGTAGTCGACGGTGAAGCCGTTCGTGGTCTCGACCTGCCGGACCTTCGCCGCCGCGCTCAGGATCTTCGCGACCTCGTTCATCATGCGGGCGAACGGGCCAGGACCCGAGGCGGTGCCACCGAAGGTCTTCAGGCGGGAGCCCTTGCAGCGGACTCGGCTCACGTCGTAGACGCGCTGCTTGTGCTTGACCTCGTCGTCGGTCATGAAGGTGTCGATCAGGTCGACCAGTGCAGCGGCCCAACCCTCTCGGGAGTCCTCGACCTCGAAGGCTCCAGCCCAGTCCGAGTTGTACTCGGTGGACAGGACGCCCTGCGCGTCCATCGCGGCGTAGTCCTGGTGCATCGGGTCGCACACGACGTGGACCTCCAGCTCCCGGCGAGGAGCGCCGTACGGCTTCAGGAAGCGGGTCGAGTAGTTCGCGCCGACACCGCCGCCCTCCATCAGCCGCATGAAGGTGAACTCGAAGTGGCGGGACAGCTCGGTGTCCCAGCCGGATACGTGGCAGTTGAACAGGTACTGCCGACCCTTGACGCCCGAGGCCCAGAGGTGACGGCCAGCGGGGAGGATCGCGAAGCGCTCCACGTAGGAGACGAGCTTGTCGTACTCCTGCGTCACTTGCACATCCCAGCCAGCTCGCGGGCCGTAGACCAGGGACAGGTTGCCTTCGACCACGCGGCGCACGGTCTCGGGCCAGATCTCCTTCGTGCCATCGGCCTTGGTCCTGGAGTAGGTGCGCTCGTAGACGGTCTGGCCAGTGGGACCGAACGGGATCTCGATGCTGTTCAGGGTGGTTCCTCCTCGGGTTGAAAGGTCTTCGTTGCCGTGCGAGAGCGACACTATCACAGTTCCTGGCCGGTGAGCTCCGCCAGGACAACCATCACACGCTTCAGCGTGCCCGCGTTGTAGGCGGAGATGTCAGCCAGCACCTTGATCTGCGCCGCCGTCTCCTCGGGGGTGGGGTTCGGGTTGGCCAGGTACGCCAGGTTGGCGTCGATGCGCTGGTCCAGGTAGGGGATCGCCTCAGCCGCCTGCGCGGCCAGCCCTTCGAGCTGGCGACGCTTCTCGTAGGAGGCCAGCTCGTTCTCCCCGTAGGGCCGGGAGTAGACCAGCCCGTCCGAGCTCCGCTCGTAGTAGGTCAGGGACGCGTCGTCCCAGAACTCGATGTCGTTGGCTCCCATGCCAGCCGGGGGATCGACCGGGACGTGCTCCACCGGGGCAGGCTCCTCCACCACCGGCACCTCGATCGGCTCCTCGAAGGGGAGCTCCATCTGTGCTTCGCTCACGCCGCTTCCTCCTCTGTCAGTTCCTCGTCGTATCCGTCCACGTACTTCACGCCGTTCAGGTGGGCCGCGATGCGCCCGACGCCCCGCTCGCACAGCCGGGAGACTCGACGCTGGTGGGTGTCGATCGCCACGGCGATGTCCTCCTGAGTCCAGTCCAGCCCGTAGCGCAGGAGGATCGCCTTCTGCTCGTCCAGGGGGAGACCCCCGCGCCTGGCCCACTTCCACGCGGTGTGCATGTCAGCGAGGTGAGCCAGGAACGGGGAGCCCTTCTTCTTGTCGACGTGGCCCTTCGGCATGTCGGCGTCTGCTCGGGTCTCGTTCTTCATGCCGTACGCCGAGTCCGGGTCGAACACTGCGGGGAGCAGCCTCTCGACCAGCGCTCGGTTGTATCCACCTGCCACTCAGTACCCCTGTCGTTCGAGCTTGGCCTGGTTGTCCTCCCAGGAGGTGAGCTTCGCGGCCTGCCGGTTCAGGGCGGTCGCCTTGTTCTTGTCGGTCAGGTCCTGCACCAGCCGGGAGTAGAGAAGCCCCGGCTCACCGAGCGCAGCTCGAAGGCTGCGCCTGGTGGCCACCATGACGAGAGCGTCCTGGTAGGCGTCGTCGTACTCCGTGGTCCCGGAGTCCTGGTACTTCTGGCCGATGGTGCGGGCCGCACGCTGGATGACCTTGTCGACCTCGCCGTCCGGCTCGTACCAGGACCAGTCGGCTGTCGCCTGCTCGGCGCTCTCGTACGCGTTACTGATCTCGATGATGTTCACCGGACCACCTCCTTGATGTTCGTCTCCCCGTCCTTCGTGATGGCGACGACCAGACCGGGAGCGCCGGTCGTGCCCTTGGCGTGCCGCCACCAGGTGCTCTCGCTCTCCATCGCCGGGGGCTGGATGAAGGTGCGGAAGCCGTCGGTGTCGACGTGTTCGTGGTGCAGGTGGCCAGCCAGCAGAAGGTCGGCCTGGTGCATGGCGGAGGCCCGGTTGAACGCCTGGCCCTTCCACCACTCGAAGTGCTTGCCCGGACGGAACTGGTGTCCGTGGGCGTGAGCGACGACCGTGCCCGAGCAGTCGACCACCACGGTCAGCTCGTCGGTGTCCGGCACGTAGAACTCGACGTGACCGAACCGCTCGGGGCTCAGGTCCGCCGCATCCTTGACCGCGATCAGGGACTCGGTGTCGTGGCTGTCGTCGTAGCGGGTCACGCCCTTGCCCGAGATCCGGACGGCCTCACCGTGGTTGCCAGGGACGGCAGCCATGGTCACTCGCACAGCCATCGGCGCGAACAGGAGCAGAGCGTGGAGCATCACGCGCCTGGTGAGGCGGATCTGCTCGTTCAGCGTGAGCGCCGTGCGCCAGGTGTTGGCACCACCCTGAGAGACGAAGCCCTCGATGTGGTCGCCGAGCCAGGCGATGTGGACGTGGCCGATGTCGAACCGGAGCCGGTACACCCGCAGCAGATCAGCCGCCTTGTTCAGGCAGTCGATCGTGCGCTGAAGGGTTCCCTCCACACCATCGCCGTCGATCTTGCCGAACTGCATGTCGCCGATGGCGACGATGAAGGTGTGCTCCCCGTCCTTCTCGACCACCTCGACCGGGACGTACTGCCCGATGGCGGAGATCAGCTCGTCCAGGGGAGGCCGCTCGACTGCGACACTATCACTCTTGCGAGCGAAGGTGAAGCGGGTCGAGACCCCGAGGTCTCCGTTCGCCATGGTCCACTCCGAGGAGCGCAGTCCCGTGACCACCCACTCGGACGGGTCCAGACCCTGTCCCTGGAGCACGGTCGTGGCCGCGCTCTCGTTCTCCTCGAAGCTCTCGCTCCGCACCTCGACCGTCGCCTGGTCGCCCTTCACCTCGATCTGCTTGGTGAAGTCCTTCGCCGGGTCCGTCTTGCGGGGCGGAACGCTCGGGCCTACCGGCTTCGCCAGCAGCTCGTCCTTCAGGGTGGTCACACTGTCACACTCCAGACTGGCGCACAGCGCGCCGGTAGGTACGGATGGTGGAGGCCGAGACCTCATGCCCGTACTTGCGCAGGGTCGTCGCCAGCCAGTCGGCGGACGTGCCGCCCATCAGGTGGTCGAAGAACAGGTCTCGCTCGCGGTCGCCGAGCTTGTCCCAGATCGTGTCGAGAGCTGGGCTGCCAGGGGGCAGGGGCATCAGTACCCGCCGCCCGCCTGGCGCTGGAGACCCATCGAGATGATCTCGAACGCCTCCTCGGGGGTGAAGCCCTCGGCGATCAGCTCCTTGCGGAGGTCGCCGAGCAGGCTCGCCATCTTCTTGATCTCGGAGAACGGGTCCTGGGGGACGGGCAGGTTCACTTCGCCTCACCGTCCACAGCCTCGACGGCCTGGAGCAGGACGCCCCCGACGAGGACCATCTGGCCACGGTCCAGCCCGAGCGCGAGGGCGTCGAACAGGGACTCCACCAGGAGGCCGTCGTACCCGAGGGTGCCGTCCTTGCGGCGGTGCTCGTTCACGTCGTGCCAGCGCTTGGCCTCGTTGCGGAAGAATGCCTTGCCCGCCTCGGGGTTGCGACCGCCGACCAGGGGCAGGCCCTCGATCGACAGCTTCTCCGCCTCGTCCTTGAAGTCGTTGGCGATGGCCGTGTGCGGGTTGGCCTTGCGGGTGGTGGTCTTCTTGGTCTCGGTCGTGTCGCTCACGCGGCAACCTCCTCGTTGATCAGGGCGTACAGGGCTTCGGCTCCGCCAGCCAGGTAGGTGTCGGTCACGTCTCCGTTCCGGAGGCGCACTCCCTTGGCGGACCGCAGGGAGCGAGAGACCTTGTTGATGAAGTCCGAGCCAGCGTCGTCGGGGTCGCCCCAGACGTAGGCCCGGTTGAAGCCAGCCAGCATCCGACGATGCCGACCGAGCCACCCCTGTGCACCGGGGATCGCGATGGCCGGAAGGCCGACCTTGTTCAGGATCATCGCGTCGAGCTCACCCTCGGCGATGTGGATCGTGTCGAGCGCTTCGTGCACGGCCCGGATGTTGTAGGTCCGGGGCGGCTCGTCGGTGATCGACATGTACTTGCCGTGGAAGAAGTCGCGGTGGTTGTGCTCCTGGAGGCAGCGGAAGCGCAGACTCAGGGGCTTGCCGTTGCGGTCCAGGTAGGGGATGGCCAGGAAGCCACGGAAGCGTTCGTGTCCGGGGAAGGGGTCACTTACGACGCCAAGCCGGAACGTAGCCGCCTCCTCCCTTCCGATCCCCCGACCGACGAGGTACTTCGCGGCCTCCGCCGTAACGGCTCCCTGATACGCGGTCACCGCTTCCTCCAGTGCTTCCCTCTGCGAACTGGAGAGTGGCTGCAACGGTTCGTGCTCCACGGAAGTCTGTTCCCTCCTTCTTCATGATCAAGGTCCAGGAGTCGCCGCCTTCTCCGCAGGAGTGGCAGCGCCACAACCCCTTGTCGAGGTTGAAGCTCATGGACGGTGTGTTGTCTTCGTGCAGTACGCACTTCCCCATGCCGGTGTTGCGCATCGGGTTGTACTCGGCCTCGTAGTGGTCGAGCACTGCCGAGAGGAGTGGCTTCGCGTCGTCATCGAACTCGAAGTTCTTGCGCGCCTTCGGCTTGCTCGGCTCACGCCACTGGATCGCCATGGGTCACCCCCAGGTGCTCCTCCATGGTCATGATCAGAGCCGGGTCGGACTCGGGGTCGGCCAGGTAGTCCAGGAAGGCGAAGAACTCGTCCAGGTTCACGACGCACCATCCAGGTCGAAGTAGTCCTCGACGGTGGTGAGCACGAACGCCTTCCGCCAGTTCCCGCCACGGCGCTTGATGACAGCGATGCCATCGACGTCGTCCAGGCTCAGCCCCCGGTGGCGAGCGAAGTTCTCCCGCTCGACCTGCGCCTCCTTGATGAAGACGCCCGGCTCGAACTTGGCGTTCTTCGCCTCGATCACCAGGAACTTCCGACGACGCGGGCGACGCGCCTCACGGACAACCATGTCGCCCTCGTCCTCCGCACCAGCAAGGCGCAGAGACTCAACGTCTGCTCCGATCGACCGGAGCCCTTCTCGCAGGTCGGTCTCCCACTGGGAGCCCTTCCGCTTGTTCCTCGCAGCTTGGCTGCTTGCCACACTCTCACACTCCCTCCGAGAGAAGGAGCGGCCCGAGCCGCCCCGTTCCCTCTGTCAGCGACACTATCACAACTCAGGAGCCGAGTGCACCCAGGTTCTCCAGGGCGCTCGTCGGGCTCCAGTCCTTCGCCTTCGCGGGCTCGGCCTGAAGGGCAGCCTTCATGGCGGAGATGTCCAGCTTGGCGAAGCGGGTCTGCTCGGGGATGCAACGCATCGACGCGTAGCTCCGGGCAGTCGGGTCGGACGGACCCATGCGCTGCTTGACGCAGGCGACTCGGTACTCCATCGACGTGGGGTCCAGGGCCACGGTCAGCGAGAGCTCAGGCTTCTCGGACAGACCGCCCTTGACCTGGTCGCGCGAAGGCGGAGCCCACGGGTCGCTCTTGGCTTCCCAGCTCTTGTCGCTCGCGTGGTGGAGCAGGATCACGGTGGCACCGGTAGCACGGGCCAGCTCGGTGGCGTTGGACATGACGGCCATCTGCTCGGTGTAGTCCGACTCAGCGCCCTCGAAGTCCATCAGGTTGTCGAACACGATCACCTCGGGGTAGGCGTCCCAGAGCTCGACGTACGCCTCCAGCTCCTCGTCCACCGACTGCCACCGGATGGGGGAGCCGAAGGAGAAGGTGATGTTCAGACCGGCCAGCGCATCGAGGTACGCCTGGCGGTGCTTGCCACCCTCGGCCATGCCAGCCTCGACCATCTCCGTCGTGTCGCCAGTGCGCATCGACGCGAGACGGGAGGACGCCGTGAAGGCGCTCATGTCGGCAGAGAAGTAGAGGGTCGGCAGGTTCATCGACGCCACCCAGAACAGGGCGAAGCCGGACTTCTGCGTGCCGGATCGACCGGCGATCATGATGACCTCACCGTGGCGAGGACGTACGCCCTTGGCGTACAGAGCCTCGAACGCCTCCACGCGGGGGAGCTCACGTCCGGACTCGGCGTGCAGGGCCAGGGACCTTGCGGGGTTCAGCACTCGTTGTCTCCTCTCACGACCACGCGCTCGATGCCAACGGCGGTGATCAGGGTCTGGCAGGCAGGGCACGGCTTGCGGGTCACGTAGAGCGTGGAGCCGCGAAGCTCGTCAGGGTGGATGCCCTTGTCCAGGGCGTCTCGGATCGCGTTGCGCTCGGCGTGGTCCGCCGCGCAGTTCGCGTAGTCGCTGTCACGCTGGCACTCCTCGGTGGTCAGCCGACCTCGCGGGCAGTTCCCTGCCGTCGCACATCCGGGGATGCCGGGCGGGAGCCCGTTGTAGCCGAGCCCGAGGACTCGCTTGCGCTTGTTCAGGATGATGGCTCCCACCTGCGCTCGCGTGCAGTCGGCCATCGTGGCTACCTCGGCGGCGATGTTCAGCGCCCAGGTGTCTCGATCAGGTCTCACTCGACCTCCTCTCTCACTGCCCCAAGGGGAGCAGTCCGAAGACTGCCCCCCTCAGCGACACTGTCACACTCAGTCGAAGTCCGGCACCGCGTCCATCGCGGCCTGGACCTCCTGCTCGCGCTTGGTGGCGTAGTCGATGACGCCCTGGCGGACCGAGGCGTCGGCGACCGGACGCCAGACCCACGCCGGGTACGCGCCCGGCTTCTTGGCCGGGATCTGCGCCAGCGTCACGATGGTCGCGCCACCGACGATGGACTCCAGGTCGCGGGCGAGCACGGTCTGCTCGATCCTCTGGCCCTTGGCGATCTCGGGACGGCCAGCCGCCAGGTCGGCAGCGGTCTTGAAGACCGAGACGTCAGCGAGGACGGAGTCCTTCGGGCCGTTCGGGGTCGGGCGCTGACGGTCGAAGGACTTGACCTCGATGAGGATCGCGACCGCGTCGACGTTGTCCTTCGGCTTGAACCAGCCGCCGCCCTGCGTGGGGATCTCGATGAAGTTCAGCACGGGTGTGTCTCCTTTGTTCGATGCTTGTGATGGTGAGTGGGATGACCGAGTCATCCGTAGGGCCAGTCCTCCAGGAGGGAGGTGGTCCTTCAGGCGGCGCTCTGGAGCGCCTTACCCTTCGCCTTCCACGCGGCCATGACCGACGCGTCAGAGAAGAAGCTCTGGTTCTCGGCCCACAGTCGCTTCAGGCCAGCGACGTCGGTCTGCTTCTCGATCTCGCCCAGGATGTAGGCGTTGGGGTTCGAGTCCTCCGCAGGAGCGGAAGCCGCAGCCGGGGGCCAGTTGTTGGCCGGGGCGCTGGTCGAGCCAGCAGATGCCCAGGGGTCCTCGTTCGAGGAGGAGGCAGCCGGGGTGGCAGCCGGGGGGTTCGGCTCGGAGCCGATGATCGTACCGCCGAGGTACTTGGCGACGTTGCCCGTACCGTGGGCGATGCTCGTCGCCTCGACCACCAGCTCGCTCAGCGTCAGCCCTGCGACACTATCACGCTGGAAGCCGAAGTAGTCAACGATGTCCTGCCGGATCTCGTCCGTCGAGCCCTTGAAGACCGCCCAGGTCTCCTCGTAGCCCTTGCCGTACTTGATGGTCACCGTCAGGGACCTGTTCTCGCTCACTCGGTGAGTTCTCCTCTCTCGTTTCCTTCGTTGTCCAACTTACACGATCCGGGTGAGTGTGTCAACCTCGGGTCTTGCAGAGTTGGGGCTTCGGTCCGGAGCGCCTTGCCCCGTTCCGACGTTGTACAACTTACACACTTCGGCCAGAAGAAGCAAGCTCGTTCTCCGTGACCTGCGTCACGAAGGGCTTCATCGCCCCTCGGGTGCCGCGTGCCTTGCGGATCTCCAGCGCCAGCTTGGCCATCGCCCAGCCGATGTTGAGGTCCACCCAGTAGAGGGTGCACTCGCCCTTGCCCGCAGGCAGGTGGACGATGATGCCCCAGTCCTGGTTCACCGCAGGGAGCGGGCTGTACGCCTTCTCCGCCTCGGCTGCATCGACCGCGACCTTCTTCCATGCGGCCAGGGCCTTCTTGTCCTGGTGGTCCACGGGGAAGTGGGTGTGGTCGTACTTCTCTCCTCGCGAGTAGATCGCGAGCTGGCTCGCCATCTTCAGCGCGCCATACTCGACGGACCCGGTCTTCAGGTCGCCGATGAACAGGCCGCTGATCGGCTTGCCGTCAGGGCCAGGCCCCTCGTACTCGTACGTGCGGTCGAACGTGCCACCGACGTTGAGCTCGTTGACGACGACGAACTGCTCAACGGCGTGAACCTTCAGCACCGACGTGGCGAGCATGTACGCCATCATGTCCTCGACGTCCACCTGGGGCGTGCCGAACGGCAGAGGCTCACCACGGTCGACGTACTCGGACAGCGTGTGAAGGTGGGTTCCCTTCTCGCGCTTGTCGTTCGCGCCGCTGATGTCGACGGCCCGCTCAGCGAGCGCGTCCAGCTTGCGCTTGTCATCCCTGTCGTTGGGGTCGAGCTCGCGGATCGAGTCGAGCAGGGCCGGGTTCTTGGCCAGCCCCACTCCCACCATGCGCTTGCCCCAGTTGATCAGGTTCGACTTGTCCTCGATGCAGTCGATGAACGTCGTCGTCCTGGTGTGCCCGACCGGCTTGCCGCCAGCCTTGGGCACGATGAGCGGCCTGTCCCATCCGTCGCGCGGAACCGACTGGTTCGGGTGGGCGAGGTTGGGGATCTCCATGAAGGTGAGGGTCACACAACTCCTATCGTCATCAGTCCCGTGCGCAGGGTTGCTTGCGGGATGTGGGGCTGGAAGATGAGCCAGGGGATGAGCACGTTCACGACCCAGTCCCGACGCGTGGGCGCGGGCTTGTGCTCGGGTCGCTTGAACAGCTCGGGCTCCTGGGCCAGCGCGAGCAGGTCGACCTCGGCCAGAAGCTCGGCCATGGCCTCAGCTTCAGCGACCTCCACCGGAACGGTCGGGGTCAGGTAGATCCGAGTGATGCCACCGTCCAGGAGCTCGGGCGGGCACTCGTCATCGTCCATGACCTCCAGGCCCCACCAGCGGATCTGCTGGAGGACGGTGGCCATCGTGGCTGCCTTGTAGCCGGGGGAGGCGTCGATGTGGAAGTCGTACGCCTCCTGGTCGAAGTGGAAGCTGATCGCTCCGTCCGTGGTGACGAAGCTGCGGGGGACGCCTTGCGTCTTGTCCCAGGCGGGCAGTGCCCGCTCGATGTGCCTGAGTGGCACCATTCCCTCCAGGTCGTGTGCATGTTGCGCTGACGGATGTAGTTCTACCACCTCGACGCCAGAGTGTGCAAGTTGCGCAGACCTAGAACCGAGAAGGCCCCCGGTCGAAGTGGTTCACACTTCAACCGAGGGCTTTAGCTTACCGGTAGGCACGGACGTAAGCGACCTCTATGGGCGATCTATCCCGTGACCGCCGTCACCCTGACGAGCGGACCAGGATCTCCCAGCACTCCTTCTCGGGGTCGAACCGGATCAGGTAGTCGAGCTCCCGGTCCAGATGCAGGGGGCTGGTCGTGCCCCACGGCAGGTTGAACTCCACATCCTTGACCCGGTCGTAGGTCACGTCGTTGGTGTGGCTGAGCTCGGTGATCAGCCAGCCGATGCGCCGGTACGCGCGGGCCATGTCAGTCCACTCGCTTGCGCGGGGAGGTCTTCACCTTGGGGGCGTGGATCAGGTCTGTGTCTCCCTCTTGGCGAGGGATGTAGAAGAAGCCTTCCTCTGTGTCCGGGTCGTAGTGGACGACGGCGTTCTCCTCGGTGAGCATCGTCTTCCAGGAGTCGAGCCGACCCTGCTCGACCTCGCTCAGCTCCTTGCCGTCGCGCAGGCGAGCCTCCGCCCGGAGCATGGCCAGGGGGTAGGCCCAGCGGTGCTCGACCTTGACGTGCCAGGGGATCAGGTCGTCGTTGCGCGTCAGTCGCCGGTCGAGACCCCGGCGTCGCCGGAAGTTCCCCCACAGAGAGGGGACCGTCTCGATGTTGTACTTCCGCTTGTACTCCTCAACCATCCACGCGTAGGTCCGACCTTCCTCGAACCATCGGATGACCTCTTGCTCGTCCTGGATCTTGCGAGCGCCCATGTCTGTCTCCCCTCGTTACTCGTTGTTTGCGTCACTGTGTGTAACTGATCTTGGCAGCTACACTGTGACAACGCAAGCATTCTCCGGTAATGTTCCCCAGGTCAGAGCAACTTTCACCGAAAGAGAGGACGAAAGTCATGAAGGTAGAAGTGACAGTGTGTGACGTAGATAAGAAGGTCGGCGAGCCGACGAAGACCTACATCATCTCGGTCGACGGCAAGCGCGTGGCGGTGGACCTGTGTGAAAGCCACGCAGGCCCGATCGAGGAGCTGGTCTCCCTGGGCACCGACGCTCCGCTCCAGCTCGGAGTGGGTAGCGCCCTGGTCGAGCCGAAGCCCGCGCCCGCGAAGAAGGCCCCGACCAAGCGCCCGGCAACGAAGAAGGCGACCACCACTCCGCAGCGCCGTCGCGCCAAGGTCGTCAGCCTGGAGGAGATCGAGAAGGCCAAGCAGTCGTGAGGCCCGGAGACAGAGAAAGACCCCCACCCGCAGATGTGCAGGTGGGGGTCTTCTCGTATCAGAGCTCGTCTTCAGAGACGGGGGAGCCGTCCTTGTGCAGGAGCCCGAGCGCCGTGAGGGCCTGGAGCGCGACAGCGACCCTCGGCTCGTCGGCGTAGAACACAGCACCGACCGACGCGAGCAGGGCGATGGAGCCCAGGACCGCGCGGCCCTTGCGCTGGTACTTGTGCGGCAGGAGCGAGATCAGGACGCTCGCCTTCGCCTTGGCGTGCTTACCCATCAGCGCCGCCCGGCCTGCTTCTGGAGAGCGATGAAGCCCGAGGGGCCGATCGCCGGGTCGCGCCGGACACCGTACGCCTTGTACTTCGGGTTCCGCTCATGGAACCGGGCGACAGCCGCCTCGGTGTTCTTGCCGTAGAAGCTGGTCACCGCACCCTCGATCGGGCCGTAGCCCGCCTTGATGAGGAGCTGCTGGAGCTCCTTGACCTGGGCGTGCTTCGCGCCGGGCTTCACAGCCGGGTTGAGCTTCACGATCGTGGACTTCGGGGGAGTGACCGGAGGCTTGGGCTCGGGCTTCGGCTCGGGCTTGGGCTCGGGCTTCGGAGCGGGCTTGGCGTCGAGACGCTTCTGCACGTCGGCACGGAACTGGTCCATGTCGAACTGGCCCTTGCCCTCGACCGGACCCTTCGGGTCGATCTTGCGGGTCGTGCCCTCCTTGTGGCCGATGACGCTCTGGGCGGTCCAGCCGTGGAAGCGGCAGATCGCGGCAGCCCAGCGGACCGCAGCGTCGTACTGCTTGGCCGGGTAGACGTCGGAGCCGTTGCCCAGGTTCTCGATCTCGATGCCGTAGTAGTGGTCGTTGCCGTCCACCGACTCAGCGCCGCTCGGGCGCGGGTGCACCTTGCGCTCGGCGAGGACCGCGTCGTGGGCGTTCTGGGTGAAGCCGCCCGCGTGGTTGGCTCGGCCAGCCGAGATCATCGTGGCCGTGGCGTCCTTGGCCAGGTGCGTGTGGCAGAGCGGACCGGGGAGCGCGCTGGTGCCCTTGATGCAGAGCTGGAGGCTGTCGCGGCCAGCGGTGTGGTGGATGACCACGCCGTTCACGGGGCCGAAGGTGCGACCGGTCTCGTCGTCACGCTCATGCGTGCGCCAGCCCTTGAAGCTCTCGGAGACCTTCACGCCCTCCTTCTTCAGGGCGTCCACGAACTGCTGCGCGGTCATGGGGGTCGTACTCACTGAGGTGTCCTCCTTCAGGAACGGCGAAGGCCCCAGCTCGATGTGAGCCAGGGCCTTCGCGGGGGTTGCGTCAGAGAGACGCGAGGTGGTTGTCGAGGCGGTCGGAGACGGCAAGCCGCTCCTCGCGCTCCTGCCGGATCTCGGCACGGATGCCAGAGATCTCGGAGCCGTGCTGACGAAGAACGTCGAGCACCTGTCGTACGTCGCTGTGCAGATCGTCCAGGTCATCCCGGAGGTTCGTGCTGTGCGTGTTCGCGACCTGGTCGCGGGCTTCGGCTGCGTGTTCGCGGATGTCGTTGATCGCGTTGTGCTGCCTGCGCATGAACTCGACCAGTGCTCCGATGAGGGCCACGACGACCGTCCCTCCGGTAGTGATGACTGCGACTTGCGTAGAGGGTTCGACGGCGGCGAGGAAGCTCACTGAGTCAGCTCCTCGACCAGCTTCTCCAGGCGGGCGATGCGCTCCTCCTGGTGCTTGACGACCGAGAGCAGGGCGACGCCGAGCAGGTCGTAGCGCAGACCGTCAACCTCGCCGTCGAGGATGTTGACGATCTCGGGGATGGTCTCGTTGACCTCCTCCGCGATCAGGCCGAACTCGTCCTTGCGCCCCTCGACCGTCTCGCCCTCGTCGTTGACGGTGGCCTTGCGGTCGTACATGACGGGGCGGAGCGCGAGCACCGCAGCCGGGTCGATCGGGTAGTCCCGGACGTTCTCCTTGAACTTGATCGAGGAGGTGTTCCGGGCGAAGGTGCCGTCACCCTGGACCCACACCGCGTAGTAGGTGCCGGACCCGGAGACCGAGTCGTTGTGCACGCGCTTGGTGCCGTTGGCCCAGGAGATCGTCTCGCCGGACGTCAGGTAGTTCGAGTGGCTGTGCGAGCTCGGCGGGAAGGTCGAGGGCTTCGAGGTGATCGAGGACCAGGAGTGCGAGTGCGACGCCGGGGCGAACGTGCTCGGCTTGCCGGTGATCGAGGCCCAGTCGTGCGAGTGAGCCGAGGCCGGGAAGCTCGTCGGCTTGTTCGTCAGGGTGTTGTAGTCGTGGGTGTGGGTCTCAGCCGGGAAGGTGCCGGGCTTACCCGCGATGGTGTTCCAGTCGACGGTCGGCGCGAGGTCGACCCACGCGCTGCCGTTCCAGAACTCCCACTTGTTGGTGGAGAAGTTGTAGCCGAGCTTGCCCTGGCGAGGGTTGGTCGGACGCTGCCCGGTCTCCCAGTGACCGATGCGGTGGCCAACGAAGTGGCGCTGCCGGTCGACGTTCGCCGAGCTGATCGACGTGGCCGAGGCCGGAACAGTGACGTTGGCGAGCAGGAGCTCGTAGATGCCGGTGTCGGTCTGGGTCAGCGCCGGGACGCCAGCGCCGGGCGCACCCTTCAGGACCTGGAGCGTGATGCTGTTCGCGGTCGGGTCGAGGCGAAGCACGATGCGGTCGGTACGCGCAGCGGTGTCGGCTGCGGCGATGGTCAGGGTCTCGACCGCAGTCGAGGCGTACGCGTGGCCGCGCACGATCGCCTTGCCGGGCTGGACGATCACCTTCATGCCGGTGCCGTCAGCGGACGTGCGCAGGTCCAGGTCGGATGCCTGCGCACAGACGCCCGAGTCCTGGAGCTCGCGGAAGAACTGGCTGAACTGGGACTCGGTGACGGACTGTCCGTCGAAGGGGTAGGAACTCTGTGCCACTTGGGGGTCCTCCTGGGGATGCGAAAGACCCCCCGAGCCAGAGGCTTCGGAGGGTCAGTGGTTTGCGAGGTCAGAGCGCGGAGCCGACGTCCTCGATCGCGAGGGTGGCTCCGCTGGCAGGCAGGTACCGGACCATGCCGTAGGTCGTGTGCGGACTGCGGGCCGCGTAGAGGCTGATGCCCACGGTGATCAGGCCAGCCGGGGGGCTGGTCATGTACCACTCGCACGTCAGACCCATCGAGGTGATGGAGTCGTCATCGAACGTGGTCGTGTAGAAGTTGCCGAGCGTCGTGCTCGACGTCGACACGGAGGAGCCAGCGGCGTACCGACAGTGCGTGATGCCGGTCTGCTTGGCATACCGGATCAGCGTGTTCGTCTGGTCGCCAGCGCCGTCCGTGTCGACCGAAGCCATCCGCATCACGACCTTGTAGATGCGGCCCGCCTGCGCGGTGAACTGCTGGGTGTAGATCATCGTCTCGGTGTTGCCGACGTAGGCCGACGTCCCGAGACTCTGGAGAGCTACGACGCCCTTCGCCACGGAGGCGTTGGACGGTGGGGGGTAGAGCTGCGCTCCCAAGGGGGACTCCTTCGAGGATGGACAGGGGTCGGGACGGTCACCCCTCCGCAAGGAAGGAGATGCCCGCCAGCGAGAGGTGCTGGGTAACGTCCCCGGTGTGCCGAACTGCACCGTCCGGGTAGATGTCGATGCGCGCACCGCCCTCGTTGATCGAGTAGTTGTGCGTGTGGTTGGTGACGCTGTTGTTCGGGTTGCCCGTCACCTTGGCGATGTCGTTGATCCCGCTGCCGAAGAAGATCTGCGGACCCAGGCCCGTGATCCGGAAGCCCTCCGGGAGGTAGAAGATGATGCTCGACTGACCGGTCGCAGGAGGGGACAGGAGCCCCGAGAGGTACACAGTCCCCTCCTTGCGCCGGTAGTGACCCTTCGGCCACGACGAGCCCGTGGAGACCTCGTTGTAGTGCTTCCACCCGTTGCTGAGTGGCGTCATCAAGATCCAGCCCGTGTCATCCACGGGCGCGGCAGGGGGTGGGTACAGGCTGATACCCAAGAGTGAAGCTCCCTTCGCTTACGCGAGGGCAGCCCAGAAGCGGTTCGCTCCGTTCTCCATACTGCTCAGAGGGATCGTGCTCGGTGCGGCGGTGCTCTGGCCAGTGGCCGAGCTGGCACCGAAGTATCCGAACCGCTTGACCGGAGTCACGCCGAAGACGTTCGGCGGAGCGCCCGCGCTGTTCTCGTACTGGAGACACATCGGGCCGTCGCCGGTTGTCGTGTTGTAGACGAACCGCCATGCGACGTAGTAGAGCCCGACGGGAGCTGCGTAGCTCGCGGTCAGCGGCGACGTAGAGGTGCCGCCACCAGAGCCATGCTGCTCGGCGGGTTCGTAGGCAGCGGTCGACAGATCCCCCGTCGCTGCAACCCTCGTACCCGAGCTGTTGTAGATCGCGGCCCACGAACCGGCCTGGAGACCGCCCGCGTAGCCGAGGAAGTGCCAGGCGATCTTCGTGATCGTCTGTGCCTGGCGGAGGTTGACCGCCGCGACGCGTACCGGACCGGAGCCGCAGTAGGCACCGTAGGAGACGCAGTTCGAGGGGTCGGTGGTCCACGCCTTCAGGCCGAGGTCTTCAGGCAGCCACTCGTCAGGGCGAGGCTGCACCTCGAAGGCCAGTGCGCCACCAGGCGAAGCGCCCGAGCCGCGCCGCATGTACGGGCGTCCGGACTTGGCGTAGAGGTGGATGCCGAGCGAGCTCGACGTCGGGTCCGCGCTCTGGTTCTGCACGCCGATCGCGCCGCCCTGGACGTTGAGCCGAGCGCCGTTCATCTCGGTGGTGCCGCCGATCGTGGTGTTCCCAGTCTCGCGGTCTCCGTAGATGTGGACGGTGCCGTCAGTCTCGTCGTCGTTGTATGACTGGAGCATGAAGTTCGAGCCCGTGTTGCCACCGGTCTCGGACGCTCCGGACACCGCGAACATCCAGCGCTTCTTGTTTAGCTTGCGCATGGCGACGATGCCGTAGTTGGTGTCGGCGGTGGCGTTGATGATCATGAAGTCATCGAAGGTCGGGGACTTCGCGAGCTCGCCACCCTGCCCCACTGTCACGACCGTGCCGTCCGGCTTGCGGTACTTCAGGGCACCGCCCTCGGAGTAGAGGATGACGCCCGCAGTGGGGTTGGTCGACGGCACCGTGACGGCGTCGTCAATGCCGAGGATCGCACCAGCGCCACCGCCGAAGTCGGTGGACGTTGATCCAACTTGCACACCGTTCACCGCGTACATCGCGCCCTGGGCGACAATGTTGCCGTTCGCGCCGATGCGGGCAGCGATCGAGCCCGAGGAGTTCTTCCACTCCTGGATGTTCTTGGTGCCGTCGCCCTTCATCGCGACGTTGACGCCGGTCACCTCGCCGGTCAGCGGGATGCCGCCAGCGGGACCAGCCGGGCCAGCCGCGCCGGTAGCTCCGGTGTCGCCCTTGTCGCCCTTCGGTCCCTTCAGGTTGCCAATGGACGTGCCCCAGCCGGAAGCCGTGCGCTGCCAGATGTCACCCGTGTCGGTGCGCAGGAGCATGTCGCCCGGCTTCGTGCTGGTGCTCGCCGTCGAGGTGTTGTTCGTGTACCACATGGCCCCGCGCACGTTCGCCGTGTCGAGGAACCAGGTGCCGTTGGCCTTGATGTACATGGTCAGCGTGGTGCTGTCCTGGCCGAGGAAGTTGACGACCTCGCGCCGGAAGTAGACGTCGCCGTCTGCTCCCAGCGTCGAGGCGGGCTCGTCGGTGCCGGTCCACATGCGAGCGCCGTCAGCGCCCGCAACTCCAGTCGCACCTCGCGCGCCGGTCGCACCGGTAGCTCCGGTGTCTCCCTTGTCACCCTTCAGTCCCTGTGGCCCCGGAGCTCCGGTGAACCCGGAAACCTCGGGGGCTGGGATGACGTTCAGACCCATTACAGAACCTCTACTCCACTGATGTGCACTCCCAGCGCGGTCGAACTGCCTTGGACGTCGACCATCGTTCCCTCTTGCATGACTTGGGAGATGTCGAGCGTGAAGACACCGTTCGCCGGGATCGGCGTGTTCGGGACGATGGCGATGGCACCGATACGGATCAGGATGCTCGCCGCAGTCGTCGCGCTGTTGGTGACGACGATGTTGGTGATGATGCCCTGCGCCCCGGTCGGGACGACGTAGACCGCTGTCTGGGTCGTGGGCGCGCTACCTCGGAAGAAGCGCTTGGGCACGGGTGCCACTGGTTACCACACCCCCATGATGTTGTAGATCGCGTCAGCGCTCCCACCGGAAGCGCCGTTCGCCTCCAGTCGGGAGACTCGGGTCTCAGTGCTCTGGACCCTCTTGGCGTAGGCAGCGCCCGCGTCGAAGCCGGTGGCGTCGCCGAGCAGGGCACCGATGTTGAAGCCGTCGCTCGTCGCCTTCAGGATCATCCCGGTGACGGTCGAGCTGAGCTCCTGGCCACCAGCGACGACCGAGACGGTGTCGCCCATGTACCAGTCGGTGCCGAAGTTCATGGACGAGTCATCGACCGGGACGGCCTGGACGGCGACAGAGGTGAAGCCTCGGTCGGCCAGGATCTCCATGCCGGTCTGCTTGACCTCCTCGGAGCTGTCCGCGTTGGACTGGTCGGAGAAGGTCTCGATGACCCGACCCCACTCGCTCTCGGCGGCAGTGGACTCAGCAGTCGTGAACTGGGCAACGCCCGCCACGATCGCGCGAGTTGCGCTCGGAGGAGTGACGGCCACGCGCTGTCCGCCCAGCGTCCCGTTGCCGACGTCGAGCCGGATGTAGGACGAGCGGTTGGTGACCTGGTAGGTCTCGAAGACGAGCTGTGCACCGCGCTGGACGATGCGGAAGCCGAGGCTCGCCACGACGGCGAGCTCGGAGAGCAGGTTGCCGAGCACGACGTAGCGCCCGGACTTGGTGACGATGTCGCCTCGCGCACCGTCTGCGCCGTTGACCAGGTTGGCGACTCGGCGAGAGCTGTGAGCTCCCGAGCCGATCTGGTCTCGGACGAACTGGTGCATGATCGTCTCGACCCGTCCCTGCTTGGTCATCTGCTGGTCCGGCATGGTGGCCGGATCGGCGTGACCTGCGGTCGGGAAGACGAGGCGGTCGGACAGGATGCAGGTGTCGCTGACGCCCTCGAAGACCACCGAACCTCCGGGGTCTTCGGGCGTTGCAGCCGACTCGTACTTGACGGTCGGACCGGACATGAGCACGTCGCTCGGGCCGGTGATGATGAGGCCGGAACCTGGAGTCCGCAGGTGACCGACGAGCGGGTGCTCGGCAGCCAGCGTCAGCTTCCAGGTTCCGACGTTGTTGAAGGCGTCCTCCAACTCCATCACCAGCTCCTCGGGGCGGATGACTCCCTGACGAGCGAGCGTCTTGTCCCGGACCTCGACCGTGAGGTCCGTGAGCTTCACTGGGTCAGATCACCATCCACTTCCGAGGCTGGAACGAGCAGACGATCTTCGACGCCGGGGTGACGTCCAGCATCTCTGCCGTGCACGTTGCGGTGCCGGGCTCGACGGCCCAGAAGCGGGGAGCGGTGTCGAGCTTGGCGTACTGGTTCGAGCCGTCCTCGCGGACGACCAGGCCCTTGCGGGTGTCGATCGTCAGCGTCTGTCCGGCGAGCAGAGTGCCCTTCCAGTACAGGGTTTCCCCGTTCGGGGAGACGGCCTTGAAGTTGTTGCCCGGACCGTAGATCGTCCAGACGGGGTAGGCGGCGACGTCGCCTGTGTTCTCCAGGGTGATCGAGCCGATCGCCTGGGAGCTGGCCACGGGCATCTTGACGAGCCCGGAGAGGAACGTGGTCCCTCCGGCATCGCCGCCGATGACGTGGTTCGTGAACTTCGAGCTCGTCCAGTACGGGTCACCCGCGCGAAGCGTGATCACCGTCTGGAGGTCTCGGCCACTGCCCATCTCGTAGTCGCCGCCGCCGACGCGGATCACGTCGATCGACCAGTCAGAGTCGTCGTCCATGACCAGCCGCAGCTTGCATGGACCGGACAGGACTCGCGCCAGCCGGGAGAGCAGAGCCGCGAGGTCTGCCCTGTCCCGACCGACGATGTCCAGCGGGACGTCGATGTCCCGCGAGAGGACGCGGGTGCGGCGGTAGATCGCACCGTCACCCGCGCCTTCGAGCCACTGGGTGGAGACAGGGGGCAGACCCAGACCGGTCATCCCGGTCGTGGCCTGCATCCCCGTCCCCGTCTCCGCGACCTCGTTGAGGTTCAGAGTGTCAGTGGCGTTCTCCAGAAGGAGCTTCGCCATTACCAGCCCACCATCCTTGCTCGGTTGGCGGCAGCGAACAGATCCTCCTCCGCAGAGAGGGACGAGCCAGCCGCCGCGTAGTAGTTGAGAACCTTGGTCACCCCGCTTCCGTTGCTGGACTTCTCGCCGAGCCCGGAGGCCACGGCGCTGGACACGTCGCTGGAGACCGCAGCCACCGAGGGCGGCTTGATCTCGTAGCTGGCGACGTCATCAGCCATGACGGCCATCGACCCGAGGACATCCGAGCGCGACCTGTCGAGGCCGATCCCGAGTCCCTTGCCGACCCACACGCCGATCTGCTTCATCACCCGCGAGGGCGACTTGATCCCCAGCGCCTTCTTGATCGCCTTCGTCATGGACTCGGCGATGCGAAGCATCTGGTTCTCGATCTTGCTGGCTTCCTTCTCCAGGCCCTTGACGAGCCCTTCAGCCATGTGGATGCCGTTGTCGTACATCACCTGGCTCGCGGTCTTGCCGACCTGCTGAGCCGCCGCCTGAAGCTCGGACTCCAGCTTGTTCACCTGGTCCACGCCGGACTTGCCCGCAGCGAGCAGGGCTTCCGCAGAAGCCATCGCCGCCTCGGGGCCAGCCTGCGCGAGCTGGTCGAACGTCGTCTGGTTGAGGTTGAGCTTCTTCAGGCCAGCCAGCACGGTGGCGAACCGACGAGCCTGGTCGCGCGCCATGGTGAGCTGTTCGATGATGCCGGTGAAGCCGCCGTCCATCTTGGCCACGTCAGCGGCGTCGATGATCTTCTCGGCGATGGACGACGCGTACTTCGACTTGTCGTCCTTCAGCTTGGCCAGCTTGTCCTTCGCGGCGTCCAGCTTCTTCGCGATCGAGTCCCAGTTGCCCAGGAGCTTCGAGAGCTGCTTCTGGTCCGCGATGATGCGCGCACGCAGAGCCTTGCTGGCCGTCTTCGGGATCTTGCCGGTGAGCTCGCCGAGGGACTTCTTGACGTTGGCGAACTGGGACTCCAGGCCCTTGATCAGACCGCCGATGATCGCTCGACCGGCTTCGTACAGCAGGACCTTGTCCTTGGGCAGCGGACCCTTCCAGTCAGGGATCAGGTCCGTGAGGCCCTTCAGCTTGTCCTTGACCTTGCCGATCATGGAGCTGATGCCGTCGATCAGACCCTGGACGATCGCCTTACCGGCTCCGAGGAGCAGGCCAGCGAGGTTGCCCAGAGCCGACTTGATCTGGCCGGGGAGTCCACGGATCAGCGAGAGGCAGTTGCTGATGCCCGTCGAGACCGCAGTCCGCAGCGCCGTCCACGCGGAGGTGAAGACGCTCCGCACAGCCGACCAGCCCGACGTCATGAGCGAGCGGATGCCGCTCATCATCGAGGTGCCGATGCTGCGCAGGGTCGAACCGAAGTTCGTGAACAGGCCCTTCAGGCTGTTCCAGATCCCAGACGCGAACGTCTTGATCGAGTTCCAGCCCGCAGTCCACAGCCCCTTCAGGGCCGAGAACATCTTGCCGATCGAGGCGAGGATGCCCACGTTCAGGAAGACCTTCAGCGCACCGAGGACGGTGTCCCAGATGCCCTTGACGAACTGCCAGACGCCGGTCCACAGAGTGTTCCAGCCGCTCTTGATCTTCTCGCCGTTGCCGGTGAAGATGCCGACCAGGAGCTCCCAGGCACCCTTGATGAAGTTCCAGACGCCAGTGAAGACGCCGACCAGTCCCTCGACCACAAGGGCCAGACCCTCGATCGCGCCGATGAAGGCGTTACCGATGATCTCGATGATGAACTGGATGACCGGCACCAGGATCGGCATCAGGAAGTTGACCAGCCCGAGGAGCGCGTCGAAGACGGGCTGAAGGGCTTCGGTCAGGCGCGTGAACGCTTCCGACAGCGGAGGCAGCAGGTTGGAGACGATCTCCTGGACCATCGGGATCAGCGGCGTGATGACCGCCGAGATGATCTCCAGGAGGATGGCGACGAGCGGCATGAGAGCCGTCATCACCTGGCCGATGAAGACCGCGACCTGGGTGAGGATCGGGGCCAGCCCGGAGATGAGCTGTTCGACCAGAGGAGCGACCGCCGTCATGATCTGCGTGAACAGTTGAGCGACGATCGGGAGGATCGTGCCGAGCGCGGTGAAGGCCGCACCCAGCATCTCGCCGATGACCGGGACGAGTCCCATGATCACGGGGGCGAGCGTCTGGATCGCGCCGAGGAGCGCGCCAGCCAGGAGCGTGATGATCGGCTGGATCAGCGGAGCGAGCTGCGTGAAGGCGTTGGCCAGCGGCGTGAGAGCCGCAGCGACCAGGGGGCCGAAGGCAGCCAGCATGGTGCCGACCACCTGCATCAGCGCGCCGAGCGCCTGACCGACCGGAGCCATGGCGGGAGCCAGAGCACGGACCGCGACCAGGATGCCGTCGAAGACAGCCTTGACACCTTCGGTCACAGCGGGCTGCGAGAGCGCGCTGGCGATGGCACCGAGAGCGATGCCGATGATGGTGCCGACCTGGGGCAGAACCTCGGTAAGGAGCTGGCCAAGCTCAACGAACAGTTGCTTGACCTGCGGGCCAGAGCCGTTGGCGATGTTGGACATCGCGGCGTGAGCCGCGCGGAAGACGTCGGTGAGGCCCTTCTGGAAGCCCTTGCTGTCGACCACTTCGTGGACCGACTCCAGGGTGTCGTGCAGCATCTTGACCGTGGACCCACCGGCAGCCGTAGCCGCGCGGGAGATGCCAGCGAAGATGCCGCCGAGGTCGGCGAGTGCGCCGCCCAGCTCCTTCAGGTTGGTGATGCCCTCGTTGATCTCAGCCTTCAGGCCGAGCTCGCCCTTCTTCTTCAGCCAGTTGTCGAACCGGGTGGAGATCTCCACGAACCAGCCAGCGAGATCCGGCAGGTAGGACGCGCCCACCTTGCCGAGCTGGGCGATGATCGAGGCGAAGATGCCGGTGCCCTTGGTGGCCTCGGTGATCGAGCTGTTCAGGTAGCCGAACATCTCGCCGATGAGCTCAGTGGGGAACGCGGTCTTCAGGTCGTTGGCGAACGATCCGAAGAACTTGCCGACGACAGTGCTGGTCTCCTCGACGCCCTTGCGGAACGCGGGGAAGACCGACTCGAACAGCTCCTGGATGGGCTTCTTGGCCTCATCCCAGAAGTTGTCGGAGATCAGGTTCTGGAGCTCGGAGAGCTTCTGCTTGACCTGGGGGAGTTCCTTGTTGAAGTCCTTCAGTGCTGCGATGGTGACGCCGATGCCGACCGCGAAACCGCCCAGGATGCCGGGCAGCGTCAGGCCTACGTAGGCGATCTGGGCGAGCGAAGCCGACAGGGCAGCGAGGTTGCTCGCCGCCGAGAGTCCGTAACCAGCCAGGCCCATGACGGCAGTCGCCAGCGAGCCGATGATCGGGATGGACTTGTCGAGGTTCTTCAGCGTGTTGCCCAGCTTCTCGAACATCGAGTTCAGGACTCGGGCACCAGACAGGGCGGCGAGAGCAGTGGCTACTCCCGCGACGGCCTTGTTGTCCAGGACGGGCACGATCGGGACAGTGCGCGGACGGGTCAGCACGGCGAGGCGAGCGGAGATGGCGGCAGCCGTACCGTTCGCGATGTCGAGCCGGACGCCGACCGTGACCGGCGAGATGTCGTCTCGCCAGTCCTTGATCTTGTCCTTGACGTCGTTGGCCGCGTCCTCGTCCAGCTCCAGCTTCACGGAGCCAGAGACGTTGAGGGCGTCGACCTCGAACTTGATCTTGTTGTTGCGTGCCCTGCTGTTCAGATCCCGAGCGGCACGCGAGATGGCCTCGTTCATGCCGGTCTTCGAGATCAGGGTGTGGAAGCGGATCTTCCGGGAGTCCATGACCCTGTTGCGGTCGTTCATCTTCCCGATCTCCGACGCGAGCTGGCGCGATGCGCCGCTCATGTCGACCTTCGTTCCGATGGTGACCTTCAGGGTCTTCTCGATCTTGTCGAGAGCCTTCTCGGCCTGGCGGCGGAAGTCACTGGTATCAGGGAGAACCTTGACCGAGACGCGCCCGATCACCTGCCCTTCGGGCATGACTTACCTCCGTGGTGAGAACTGCTTGTAGAGCTCGGCCACCGACTTGACCTTCTTCTTGGCCTTGTCGAGCGCCTTCTTCTTGGGCCTCGGGTACTCCGGGATCTTGGGAGCGCCCTTCTTGCCCCACTGACCAGTCGCTCTGGTGTTCTGGTTCAGCGCGTCGTAGAGGTCGGCCTGCATGTGGCGGTCAGCGCCCCAGCCGAAGAACTCCTTGCCGCCCGACGCGAGGGCGACAGTGAGGGATGTATCCGGAAGCCTCTGCACCAGCGAGAGGACCAGAGACGGGGAAGGACCCCGACCTGCTATCACCTCGCCGAGATCAACTCGGTAGTAGAACAGCAGGTCGGGGTACAGGCCCTCGCCGTAGTCGTCTACGAGCCGGGCGAGGCTCAGGCTTCCCCCGCCTGAGTCCCCGAGCCGTAGGTCTCGAAGATCTGCGCGAGGACCGCGAGGTCTTCGCCCACAGCCGCGAGCAGCTTGTCAGCGGCCTTGTCGGACTCGGCGACCAGGCGGATGGCGTCAGCCAGCACGGTCTCCTGGTCGACGTCCTCGCCTTCGAGCTTGCTCTGGATGTTCATCAGCTCCGCACGCTTCTCCTTCGAGAGGCGCAGCGGGTTGAGGAGTCGGCAGACGTCGTCGCCGAAGTTGATGTCGGTGGAACCGTACTTGGCCTCAGCGGCGGAACGGATGTCATCGAGAGAGAACTGAGCCATGGGGTTGCGGACCTCCTGTGGTCGGGTTGGTTGGCTAGGTGCGGACGTTCAAGGGGTTGGCTCCGAGGTGGAGCCCCCCGGTGTGCAAGAGGTCCGCGTCACTTACACACCGGGGGAGTTCAGGGCGTCATCCCGATCAGGGGGTGACGGGCTCCTCGACCTGGCCGAGCGGGGTCACCGCGTAGGTCCACTGGTTCTCGCCGTGGGCGACCGGCTTGACGCCGAGCGGCAGGCCAGCCAGGGACTCGGTGTCCGCGAGGGACAGGTCGTCGGCGCGGTAGATCTCGGCCTTCGGGGCGTAGAAGGCGAACACGTTGTCGCCGTCCACGAAGATCGCGAGGAACGCGCAGACGGTCGGCTCCGGGTCGACCGGGACACCGATCGAACCGTCAGCCAGGATCGGGGCGTTCGCGCCGTAGTAGAGCTTCAGGCCAGCCTCATCGAACTGCTGGAGCGTGAAGGTCATGGTCTCGGTCCGGGCGCTGTACTTGGTCCGGAGCGACTTGTTCTGGAGGGTGCCGATGACGGTCGCCTCGCCGCCCTCGGAGGCGATCGAGAAGATGTCCTCCAGGGAGGTGTGACCGACGCCAGCCCACGGGGAGGTGGGGCTCAGGAGGTCGGTCGGGATGGCCGTACCGGTCGGCGCGGTGAGGTAGTTACCGCTACCGATGACGAGAGTTGCGTCGTCGTTGATGGGCACGCTGCGTACTCCTTACTCAGGGGGTCGTGTTGGGGTAGGGACGGACGCGCGGCTTGCGGATCGAGATGTCGTACAACGACTCGTAGCGCCACACGCCCGTGGGAAGGTCGGCGTACTGGACGGGACCGGCTGCGGTCGCCCAGTCCGTGACCCGACGAGGAGGAGATGCGGTGGTCACCCTGGTCAGGTGGCCCCGTCCCGGCACGACCTTGTTGCCGAGCCAGGCATCACGCAGGACTACGCGGCACGCCTCGGAGAGGATGGCCGCGTCCTCGTCACCGTTGGGGTCTGCACAGAAGCACTGGACGCTGATCTGTGCGGTGTCAACGAAGCGGGTGTCGCCGCCTTCCATCGCGAACGACGGGCTGCGGCGAACGAGGACCAGAGGGAACGTCTGGCCCTTGGCGATGAGGGACTTCACCTGGACGCCAGGCAGCCCCTCTCGCAGGATCGCGAGAAGGAGGTCTTCGACCGGGCTCAGCTCAGCCATGGCCTTGATCTCCGGAGGGAGTCCGGCCATCAGTCGAGCTTCACCTTGCCCTTCCGCTTCTTCGGGAGGTTGGCGGCGCGGGCCAGGATGTACAGGCCCTCCATCTCGCCGACCTTCTTGGTCGTCTTCTCGCCCGTGTCGGGGTCAGTGACCTCGACCTCTTGGGCGGCACGTCCGTACTCGATCGACATGGCAGCCTTCTGGCCGCGCTCGTCGTTGAGGACCACGTAGCGGTCGACGCGTCCGCGCTCGACCTCGATCTGGGCGTGGCCGTCGAGGCGGTGTTCGAGGAGGTAGCCCTCAGCTCGCACGCCGATCTCGAAGGCTCGGTTGTCGAGCTCGCCCTGGACGCCGTCGTTGAGGGCGATGAACTTCTCGATCTTCTTGCCGCCGACACTGCTGTACACCTTGGCCATCAGCTCGGCCTCTCTCGGATGTCGATCGACCAGTGCCGGGTGCGCCTCATGCCGTGATGCAGGGCAGGCGGCGAGACGACGTCCCACTGCTTGCCCTGGTACTCGACGCGCGACCAGAGGGTCACGTCTTCGAGCTCATGGCCGACGATCATCCGCACGACGTTGATGAGCTGCTGGCCAGGCACCTCCGCCTTCGCGGAGCGCTGGGGGATGAAGGCAGCTCGCACTTCGTGGGGACCATCGCCATCGGCGACGATCACCTCGTTGCCCCGGTTGTCGATGATCAGCTTGGTCTTCCAGATGCGGACTCGCTCGCCGCGTCTGCGCTGGACGCTCACCAGGGGCTCACCTCATCCCCGAACATCGGGAAGGGCTCGCCTCCGTAGTCGACCGGGACGGAGCCGTCAGCTCCGGGCCTGGCCTTCGTGCGCCATGCGGTCAGCTCCACGCTCGCGAAGCCCGGCTTCTTACCGGCCAGGTTGCGCAGGAGCTTGATCTCCTCGTCCGTGAAGTAGACGGTTCCGGCGTTCTCGCCTTGCGCGTCGTTCCACGCCAACGTCTCGTCGCCCGCGCGGGACTGGGTGTAGCCCTGCGGGTTGTTCATGTACCGGGAGCAGGACTTCAGGACCAGGGTTCGCACCAGTCGCGGAGCCGACTCCTCAGCCCAGTCGCGCCCGTAGGCAGCGGCCAGATCCGAGGCGTCCTCCAGGGCGCTGCGTGCGATCCGCTCCTCGTCAGCGTCCAGCTCCCAGTCGAGGCGACCCTTCAGGTCGTCCAGGCTGGCGTACGCCATGCGGTATCTCCTTGCTGTCGAGGGAGAGCGGGGAGGGGATGCGCAACTTGCACACCCCCTCCCTCACTCAGTGGGATCAGGCAGCCGGGTCAGCCACGATCGGGCGCTCGCGCAGCCCGGTGATCTTCTCCAGCTCGGAGCCGACAGCCGGGTACACCGAGGTGCCGTCCAGCGTCAGCTTGATGCCGCGAACGAAGTGCTCGCCGGTCGAGACGACCTCGGAGCGGGACGCCTCGTCCCAGCCGACCAGGACGTCGGTCACCGCGCGGAAGCCCGCGTAGGTGTTCACGACGGAACGGTCCTGCATGTACAGCGGGTCGTAGTCCCGGACCCACCGCAGCGCGATGTTCTCGAAGGACTGGGTCGCGCCGTACGGCACCGACTGCGGGACGCTCGGAGCGCCCGAGAGGAAGATGAACGCGGAGCCCGCGAAGGCGTAGGCCGCGTCAGCCGGGATGGTCTGGTCGACCACGATCTTGAAGCCGAAGCGGTTCGAGATGGTCGCGGTGAGCAGGGCGCTCTCCGCCTCGCCGTCGCCGACCGAGGACGCGAGGTTCAGGTCCTTGTCGTTGAGCAGCGCCGACTCGAAGTCGGTGCCGACGAGCAGGTAGCGCTCGCCCTCCGGGACGTTGAACTTGTTGAGGACCCGACGCGCCTCGATGATCGCGGCACGCAGGTTGGCCTCAGCGCCACCGATGGTGACGGAGTAGGTCTGGCCGGTCAGGGTGTTGACGGCCCGACGCTGGAGACCGCGAGCGACGGCCTTGACCTGCGGACGGAGCAGCTTGCTCCAGTTCTCCAGGTCGAAGTCGTTCTGCTCGTCGGTCACCTTGACGGCGGAGTAGACGTTCCCGCCGAAGGTGACGGCGATCTTCCGCTCCTTGTACTCATCGAAGACGATGGGCTGGGAGCGGTCGTTGCGCCACGCGTAGTCGTGGAAGGGCAGGACGCCCTCGACCTTGACGGAGACGGTGTCGTCGTCCGCGCCCTTGAACTGGTCGAGACCTTCCTTCTGGAACAGGTTGGGGATGACGAGCTCCTGCTCCAGCATCCCGACAGCGGTCGCCGCCAGCTTCTCCGGCTTGACGATCTGGTGCTCAGCCACTTGTAGTGCCTCCAGGTATGAAGAAGGCCCCGGTCACGTCGACCGAAGCCTGGTTGGGTAGGGGTGTCTTGCGGGGTTGCGTCAGCGACGTCGGTAGCGCCGCGCGAGCTTGCGCGGGTCCATCTCGTCGTCGTCGTCGGAGGACGGGTCGAGCCCGCCACCCAGCGACTCGGGCGCAGCCGGGACGGTGTACTTCTGGAGGGTCTTGGCGACGGCCTCCAGCTCCTCCTTGCTGCTTCCCTTCAGGAGGGGCGCGAGCTCATCCGGGAGCTCGAACTTGCGGGCGACCTCCGAGACGATGACCTGGTGCTCCAGTTCGGCGATCCGGGTGGAGAGCTCGGACCTTGCGGCCTCGAACTCCTCGGGCGTCTTCGCGTTCGCCAGGGACTGCTCGGCCTCGCGCAGCTTGACCCGGTAGTTCGCAGCTTCGCCGCGAGCCTTGGTCAGCTCCTTGCGCGCCCACTCGGGCAGCTCGTCCTCGGGCTTGACCTCCGGGGTGACGCCCTCTGCGGGCTTCTCCTCGGTGGGCTTCTCCTCGGTCGAGGGGGTCTCCGTGGTGGTGCCCTCTGCGGGCTTCTCCTCGGTGACCGGAGTGGTGCCGGGGGTCTCGGTCGGGGTGCTCACTGTTACGCCTCCTGGACGCTCGTTGTGGATCGCCGCGCCTCCTGGGCAGCGGCCTTCTGTTCCGTGCGGATGAAGCGCCGCCAGGCGGCGAGGGCGGACTTGCCGCTCAGCCCCTTGGTCACTTCGGGCCAGAGCTCCTGGTACTGCCGGTTCAGGCCGTACGCGGGGGAGTTGGCGTACTGCTCACGGGAGAACACGGGCTCCGCGTAGCAGTGGCAGTTGTCGTGGTACTTGTCGCCGTCGCCGAAGCTGGCGACCGAGCCACCGCCCTCCGCAGAGGCTCGGGACTTGTAGACAGCACCACGCGAGATCAACATCGCGCACCAGCCGCAGGGGGTGCCGGTACGCGAAAGACGGATGTAGCCGAGGACTTTCTTGTCCTTGTTGAGGTGGGACCAGACCGTGGATCGAGCGCCGTTCATGGCGACCCGCTCGGCCGCAGCAGCCTGCCGGGCACCGGCCTGCTGATGAGCGAGATCCCGAGCCGCATCGACCTCGCTCGCGGGAGCGGAGTTGTCGATGTCGCCGACCTTCTTCTCCAGGTTCGCGGTGCCGAGGGTGTCGAGAAGTTCTCGGAGCTCCTGGGCAGCCGCGCGCTCGGCTTCTTCCTCCGCTCGGGCGATGCCCTCCATCTCCTCGACCAGGATGCGGTCGAGGCGGGCGTCGTCGTCCTCGTCCTCCTCCACCTCCTGGGCGGGCTCAGATGGGGGCGTCTCGGCCACGGGGGCTTGCGTCGCGGGCTCGGAAGGCGTCGTGGTCTCTCTGGTCGCAGGAGCTTCCGTTCGCCCCTCCAGGGGGCGCTCAGCGGTTCCGGCGAGAGCGGAGAACTCACGACGCAGGGTGTCGAGCGTGATGTAGGTCGGCTCGGGCTTGTACGGGTTGGCCACGGTCGTGCCGGTCCGCAGTGCGCGGACCAGGCGGTAGTACGCACGGGCGAGGTCGCGGCTCATGCGCCGCCTGGTCATCACCATCGCGATGGCCTTGGTCAACCAGCCCGTTGCGGTCGAGGCCCGGCTTGTGACCGGGACCTCGTCCCACAGCTTCAACGCCTCCTCCACCGTGCCGACCCCGATCTGGGTTAGCGCGATGTGGAAGGCAGTGGACGCCTGCTCTGCCTCAGCCTCACGGGCTGGGGTCACGCAGGCACCTCCTCAGCCTCCGGGGTTACCGGAAGGTCGGGGGTCGCACGGCGGATGGACGTGGCGAGCTGGGCTACAGCGTCGTCGTCCTCCCGCATCTGCTCCCAGTCTTCGAGCTCGGTCTGGGTGACACCAGGCACGCGCTTCCAGAGGCCACGCTCGGGGATGCCGAGCTGGTCCTTCAGCTTGCCCAGGGCGTCAGCGGCCTGCGCCAGGGAGCGGGACTCCATGTCGCGCCACACGACCTCGCCAGCGAAGTCCTCGGAGGACGTCTTGTCGCCTTCGAGCTCACCGGCCAGCCGGAAGACTCGCTCCCAGCTCTCGCCGAACGCCGTACGGAACTCGGCGATCTTCCGGCTCAACGCGGTCTCCGCAGCAAGAAGGGCCTCCGCACTCAGGTTGGCGATCTGTCCGAGCAGGTGGTGCGGCGGCGTCTGAGAGACAGCCGCGAGGTGGCGGATGCTCATGTCGATCGACTCGATGAGCCCGCTCACGGGACCGCCCGGCAGGGAGCCGAACTTGACGTCCGGGTCCTCGGCGAACAGGAACCGCTTCGCGTTGTGGTTCATCGGGATCGGCTTGGGCTGGCCCTTGTCGTCCAGGACCGGGTCGCCGTCCTCGTCCCGCTCGATGGGCGGGGCCATGCCGGTCGCGTACCGCACCTCATGCGAGGTGTAGGTCTGGGCGACCAGGAGGTCGAAGACGGTCTGGTTGATGCGGTTCTGGAGAGCGATCATCGGCTCGATCACGCCGAGGGTCCGACCTTCGAGGTCGACCGAAGCGGCGAACCGGGTGACCGGGCACTCGCTCGCGCCGTGGCGCACGCCCTTGCCGACCGTCACGCCCTTCTCGTCGTCCAGCGACTTGAACAGGACGGTGTGCTCATGCGTCGAGGTCCAGAGACGCGCCTTGCCGGGCGTCTCGTCCTTGGGCTGGCGGACGATCGTCAGCGCCGCGTAAGGCGTGTCGTCGTTCGCCGGGTCCTCGAACAGAGCGGCGGTCTTCATGGGCGAGAGGCCCTTGGTCTGTACGCCCTTCTTGGTCTTCTCGGTGACCGTGAAGCTGTGCCCGAAGGCCAGAGCTCCCCGGTACACCGCAGCCTGCCGGGCGTCCAACCGCGAGCGCTGCCAGTGCTTCCACTCCGAGGAGCTGGACTCTGGGGCGCGCGGGGTCTGGGTGTCACCGACAGTGCCACGGCGAAAGCCATCGACGTACAGGGCCTGGGCGGGAGTGCCGACCAGGAGCGGCATCCAGTTGGATACGGCCCGCTTCGCCAGGAGGCGGTACTCGTCGTCCGCCTGGGGCGGCATGTAGGGGTCGTCGTGCTGACCCTGCTGGTAGCGGTCGATCCGCTTCAGCCGGGTCTCGTCTCGCTTCAGGATGGCGAGGAGCTGCTTCGCCAGCGAGGCAGGGGAGAGGTCGCTCACTGGGCCTCACCATCCCTTCCGAGGTAGTCACACTTACACAGGTCACATGAAGTAGCCGCGCCCGGTGCGCTTGCGCTGCTTCTTCCCGCGCGCACGCAGGTCGTACAGCGCCTCATGCGCGAGCATCAGGGCGGCGTAGGCGTCGACCTTCCGGGGCGAGTCCTTCGACTCCTTGCGGAAGCTGATGCCGTAGTTGTTCGTCGCCCGGCGCGCGTTCAGCGCGTGGCGTCGGAGCGCGAGGTCACCGTCGTGGCGGATCTTCTTGTCGAAGACCGACCGCATCAGGCGCTCATGCGCCATGGTCGAGGTCTTCAGCGAGGACCGCATGTCCCACCCGATGGAGTCCTTGCCGAGCGGTGAACGCACAGCAAGCTGCTCCCCGTAGTGGTTGTCCCACTCGGAGATGTAGGACTCCCAGAGGGCGACGTCGGAGTAGAAGCCCTGCACCGAGAACTGGTGGAAGGCGTCATGGACAGCCGAGTCGACGGCAGCGCGAGGCACGATCCATCCGTCGCCCTGGGGGCCGTCCGGCTTCTCCCAGAGACCCAGCACGAAGGCCGCCATGTCGGACGTTCGCAGCGCCACCAGGGCGGTTGCGTCGTCCGTCTTGCCACCGTCGAAGCCGAGGGTGACCTCGTCACCGGGCTTCAGGGTCAGCTCGTCATCGCGGAGGACGTCCCACTCGGCAGGGCCGTAGATGGCGTCTTCCTCGGCGACGATCTGGTTGAGCCACATCCGGCGCGAGCGCGACGCAGAGAGCGTCGTGTCGAGCACGGACTGGATGATCGTCTCCACCTTCAGCCAGATCGCGTCGCCCCGGATCTTCGGGAGCACGATGCGCAGGGCCTCTGGGGAGAGGGGCGTCTTGGGGTGAGCCTCGATCGAGTCGTACAGGAAGCCGATGTCGAGGGCGCGGCCCTCGCGGATCTTCTCGAACGCCTCTCGCATCCGCTCGGCGACAGAGTCTTCGCCGGGCAGGTAAGCGTTGGTGATCGCCAGGTAGCGCGAGTCCTTCTTGGTCGCGTTACCGTCGATCGTCTCGTACATCTTGTCGCCGTTGTTGCCCTTGACCCAGTGGTGAGTCTCGTTCAGCACGACGAAGGTGGACCGGCCACCTTCAAGAGCACGGAAGCTGGAGGTCACGGCTTCGAGGCGTTGGCGTCCACCGTTCGCACGGATGAGCTCAGCGCCTGCCTTGATGCCGTAGGTGTTGATGAAGTGGTCGCTCATCAGCGACGGCATCAACGTCATGGTGTTGCGGGTCTGGTCGCGGGACACAGCCGCGATCTGAACCCAAGCCTGGGGGTGGGGTACGCCGACAGGGTCGCCGTTCTCGTCCCAGTGGGAGAAGCGCGACGGCCCGACGAACTCGACCAGGCACATCACCGCGAGGAGGGGGTCCTTGCCCCAGCCCTTCAGGCGCTGAAGCACGCCCTTGCGGTAGACGAACCGGCCCGTCTCGTCCATGGCGTACCACCAGAGGACGAAGCGAAGCTGCTCCCTGGTGAACTTCCAGGGGCCTCCATCTTCGGCCTTCAGGTACTCGGCGCACCAGCCAGCGATCTGCCAGCCCAGCGTGCGCGCGGGGAGCTTCCACGACCCGTCCTCGTTCGTCAGCCACGTAGGGCCGAGGAACGTCGGATCGAGGGCGTCGATCTCCTCCTCTGTCATGACCGGCTTGGTCATCATGGGACTCACCTCCACTTACTCGGCGAGCCCCAGCTCCTTCTTGTAGTCGGCGATGGCCAACACCGAAGCGGTGTCGCCCTCGTCCTCGGGCTCATGCAGTTCGATGCGCACGCGACGCCGGTCGCCCTCCGCGACGAGCAGACGCTCGAAGGCGGAGTAGATGGTCTGGAGCATCTGGCCGCTGCGCTTGCCCGACTTCTTGTAGACGGACAGGTCTTCGCACAGCGAGTAGGCGAAGGCCCAGTCGCTGTTCTGGTAGAAGTCGGCTTGGCCCGACGTCTTCAGGGAGTCCCAGAGGCGTCGAGCGATCGGGTGCCAGTCGCGGTCTGCGTTGGGCACCTTGACCTCGCGCATCACGCCCTTGGTCACCGACTGCTGGTCGCCGCCCTTGCGCTCGCGGGGGCGAGCCAGGTCGGCTTCACGGTTGGGTACGGGTCCAGGCACTGGCTCACCCCCTTCGAGATCACTTCTTGCGCTTGGAGAGGGAGGCTCGGGCGAACCGTCCCTGGTGGTCGGAGAACCGACCGGTCAGCTTCTTGAACTCCTGCACGTCCCAGCGGAAGTCCAGGCCGTCCGTCAGGACGATCCAGTCGATGGTGCCGGGGTTCACCGGGTAGTGGACCTTGGCGTAGTGGATGCGGCTTCCGAAGATCCGCTCGCGCTGGTTGTAGTCACCGAAGCCGATGGTAGGCACGCCCTTGGCGACCCACTGGGCGAGGAACGCCTGGTGGATCTTGCGGCCCTCGGCCTGCATCTTCTGGGCGAGCTCGCGCTTGTCGTCCTTCTTGTGACCCGGCACGTAGTGCGTGTTGTGCACCAGCACCATGAGGCCATCGCGACGGCGACGAAGAAGCACCCACGCGATGAAGCGGGTCTCGCACATCTTCGGGGTGCCGTCGTGGAGCTTGACCTGCCCGGCCTCGACCTTCTCCCACACGCGCTTGCGCCAGGAGATGGGCTGAGCGAAGCGGTGCCCACCGTCACCCTTGGGGAAGTAGGTGTCGAACGCTTCGAGGTCGGTGATCGCGTCGCGGTAGTCGGCGAACTTGATCTCCTGCCAGCCGATGATCCCGGCCTGGCTCGCGGAGAGGTTGACGTCGTGAACGACCTTGTCCGTCGACATGCGCGGGAGGGCCTTCACGTTCTGGGAGAGGAGTAACACAGGGACCTTTCAGGGGACGCGGCTCAGACCGCGCCGCCCGAGAGGAAGTGGGCGACGAGCCAAGCCAGGAACATGACGAGGACGGCACGTCGCGCCTGAGTGGTCTTCGTGGGGACCTGTCCACGCTTGGTGTGGAAGATCCGCCAGACCTGCTCGGAGAGCGTGTCGTTCTTGTCCTTGCGGGCGAGGGCGATGCCCTCGATGACCACGAAGGCTCCAGCCCACGCGGCCCATGCGATCTCGAAGCCAGTCACTGGAGCTCCCTTCGTGTGTTGATCCGGTTTCAGCCGGGAAGTCGAAGCCCCCCTGGGGCCGTAGCTCAGCCAGGGGGGCAGGCGCTCGACAGGGGAGAGGAGGACCCTGGAGCGCCGAGCGCTCGACCCAGGAGAGGAGGGCTGGGGAGCGCGTCTCAGATCAGGCCGGGGTGGTCTTCATCCCGCCTGAACTTCTTGTCCTGGCGACGCCGCGCACGGGCCTTCGCCGCCGCCCCCTCACCCGAGCTCTTACGAGCGTGGTGCCAGGAGCAGAGCGCGCGAAGGTTGCTCATGCTGTGGTCGTCGCCAGCCTTGATGTGGTCTACGTCGGTTGCGGGCTCGGGACACCTTGTGCCGTAGTCGTCTCGGTGGGTGCACCTGTGACCGTCCCGCGCGAGGACCCGTCGCCGGATCTTGTCCCAGTCAGCAGGGAGTCGACCCCGCCGATCGGAGCTTGACCAGGCCACGCGATCACCCCCGACGTAGAACGTTGATGCCCCCGACGACGTCCTCACCTGGTGGTGAGCTGCCATGAGCTGTCGACTCGGGGGCTGTACTTGGTAAGTACGTAAGTACGTCTTCGCCAGGGGGGCCGACAGGCCCACAGCCTTGGACTGACGTACTTCGTCTACGTGAAGTGGAGCCGACAGGCTCCTACATCTCGCTTGCCTCTTACGTACTTACACTATAGAGACGCTGTGAGGGTTGGACCGCAGACAGAGAAGTTTCTGTGACCTGGGTTACACTTACACAGTGAGACTCGACGGCGAGGTGATGAGGCCCCGAAGGGGCCACCAAGACGTAGACGCCTTGACGCGACGGCGAAGGTCTCCTGGAGCGAAGCGCTCCTGGGGCGCTCCGCGCCCACCTGGCGTAGACGGCTAGCTGCTGTGGGGGCCGAAGGCCCCACCTGTCGAAGACGCCTTACCGAAGCGGCTCAGCAGCTCCGCCAGGAGCTCGTCGTGCTCTCGCTGGGTGATCTCCCTGTGGTCGAGTCGGCGGAGCAGAGCACGGCGCTCCAGGACCAGCTCCTCGGGCTCCTCGGTCCACGCGACCTTCACGCCGAGCTGGTCCCGCACCAGACGCTCCAGGGGGTCCACGCCGCCTACGGTACGCTGGGGGCATGGCAGAGCGGAGCGAGCAGGAGATCGGTGCGGAGTTCGGGGCGATGATGCTCGGCGGCACCGTGAGCGAGGGCACCCCGGATGAGGGCACTCCGCTCGGTCGTCTCCTGACCTTCGCCGCTGAGCACGGTGAGGATGCGGTCACTCCTTCGCACGTCATGGCAGCGCAGCTCGGCTTGGATCTGGCCGTCGCATCTGAGCGCTGACCTGGGATAACGACTCCGCAACGGCCTCGGTGAGCGCTGTGCTCCCCCTCCCCTGATCGACCCTGGAACCGTGGCGCGATCTCAGCGGCT